ATTTCAATCTTACCCTCCTTAAATGTAGTATAGATTACACTGTTTTGAGTCTTGAATGTACTCTCTTCCCTATGTAAATGACCTCTTGCTTCTTTAGTACGAAATGAGTCTGTAGATGATCTCAGACATACATTACTCTTCTTATCTTTAACCTGTACTATAGATACACAGTCACAAGGTAAAGCTGCTCTATAGTTGTTGATTTCTAACTCCTCTACCTTATCAAAGTATACAGGGTTGAGACCAACAACACCAATGAAGTCTACTGTATATTGTATCACAGTTTCCAGAGTTAAGTCCTGCATAAGAGGATGTCTCATTAACCTGCTGGCTATCTCTCTGATGTTTATATAATTGAAATTATTCAGCATATCTTTTGTTTTTATCTAAGTACATTGCTTCTATCTTACCCTCTTTGATTCTCTGCTTGAGTCTCTTCTTGAGGTCCCTGTTAACACTGAACTCATAGTATGATTTGTTATTATAATTAGCCTTGCCTCTATTATAATACACTTTGAATATCTCTCTTTCCTCTACTCTGACTAATGTCTTAGCAAGTCTAGCTTCATCATCTTCATACCACAGTCTTAGTGTCTTATCCCAATCTATAGGAAGGTTAGTTATAACTTCACCATTAGCTCCTATCTTAACCTTCCTATCATTCTTTCTTATCTCTAATCTACCCATCATATGAGGGAACTGTACATCCTCACCATTGATTAGCATATTAGCCAGTATATCATTTACTCTTCTGGTGATACTGAAATACTGTGATTCAGTGAGTACATATTTATGGTCTTTAGGTCTGTTCTTTCTATAGTACTTGAATCCATCATATATACCTAGTGAGCCTCTGACCTTATGTACTCTGGGCTTATCCAACCCTAATGTCTTATGTCTGAACTCTTCTAGTGTCATCTCTTACCTGCTGTTATATCACCCAGATCATCATGTGCATTATTGCTGTTGTCTTCTGGTGCATACTCAGATGTTCTCAGCTCTTTAACCACAAGTTCAATAAGAGGTGGAATAAGGTTAGATTCAATAGGGAACTCCATATCATCAATATCACATATAGTCCCATCTTCATTACATTGTAGGTGGAAGGTCTCCTCAAAGTCAGTAAAGACTGCACTGATTCTAACCTTCTCAAGGTACAGATATTGAGGATTAGCTGACTTGAAGTATATGTAGTTATCAGGTGCTAGTGAACAATAGATGATATTAGATAAGTACTTATTGTAACCTACATACTTCATTCTATCCCTACTCACATAAGTGATTTCACCTTGATAGTAATCTACTGGATACACTCTAGGCATCTTTATATTCATCATGAATGGAACCTTAGATGAAGTTCTTAGATAGGAACCTCCTTCACAGGCTTCTCCAGATATTGCAGGCACTTCTATAAGGTCCAAACAAATAGTGCTGATGTTAGAATCAGGTATAGCCTTCTTTATATCTGAGTATCTCTGCTTAAGTAGGAAACTCCTATACTTGGATAGTAAGAACCTGATGTGGTCACTTGTGAAGTAACTATCATCACTGGAGAGCTTTAGCTCATCCATGCACATATATATAATCTCATTTAATTTAGCCATAGTGTTACTGTTATATAATTAAACCCTTGTGCAAAGATAAGTAATTAAACTCACCTACACAAGGGTCTTACTGGTTTTATTTACTGGCTATAAATATTATGCTTTAGCTCTAAGTAGGTCATCTTCAGTTACTCTGAACCTGTTATCCTCAGTTACTCTGGCTGTGAAGCACAACTTAGTTTGATGAACCAAGCTATCTTCATTACCACTGAACTCAGGAAAGTCTATAAGACAGGTAGTGCCACTTAAGCAATAAACAGCATTGATTATAGCTCTAAGGTCTTTCTCAGTTATATACTCATTGAAGACATGAAGCATATCTCCTAGAGTGAGTAGTGCCATTAGTTTAGATACATCACTATAGCTCTTATAGCCAAACTGGGATAGAGCATTGAAGTACTTAACTATGGCATCATAGGATAAGTTATCAATCTCATGCATAACAACTGCAATTAGTTACTCTGTTAGTACCCAGTTTATTCTTAAAGAACTTGTTCCAATACTTAATAGCTTGTGGATAGTTATTAGTTCTAATACACAGCTCTAGTGCCTTTAGTCTTAGCATTCCATCTATAAAACACTTAGGTATATCACACTTCTTCTCTATCTCTTTAACACCCTTCATGAGGTTTTGGTAGATAGGGAAAAGGTTAGTTACAGTGCCCATTATATAAGGTACTGCTTCATAGGGATATGTAATATTACCAGAAGGTATTATGTATACAAAGAACATATTATCATCCAGTGGTATGCCTAAGTCCTCTTTGCTTAGTTTCAGTCTCACACTCTTGTTGCCTTCTCCATAGGTGAAGCAATAGGACTTGTCTTCATCTTCCAGCACTGGATTACAGTTGCATTGTTCAGGCAGAGCATAGGTTAAATCAACTGAGTCACCTAAGGTATAGGTATATACAGGCTTATCACTAGGACCAGTGGTTACATAGGTATCCTGTGTATCAATAACTACACTATCTATCTGTACATTGTTTGCACAGTATGTTTCAGCAATGGATGCATCTATAATGAGATACTTGCCATCCTGTGTTATTCTCAATTCATTAAACTGTAGCATAGTTTTATTATTAGTGGATAAAAAAAAGAGCATAGGGTTAATCTATGCTCTTTATACTTTAACTCTTAGAGAGTTGCAATAGTCAGTCCAGAAGCAGTATTGATTGCTGCAATAAGAGCATTCATTGCTATGTGGCTACCATCATCTACTGCTACTAAAGTGATAGTTCTAGGAGACTTCTGTACATCTTCTGCACCACCTGCCCAGTAGTAGTGAATATCTAATGTATCATACTTCTGAGTTGGGTCAACCAGATAAGTAGTATGAATAACATTAGGCCATCCCATGTTTCTGTAGATGTCACCTCTTGCACCAACAAAGAAGTATTCCATGTCAGCTACAACATGACCATTCTGTACTTCATTGACAGGAGTTACAGTAGTTACTTCACCCCAGATCCTGTTGTCACCTTCAAATGTGATGTTAGTAGGCTGAACAGAGAAAGGAATATAACCCTGAGGCATAGTACCAAGAATCCATTCCTGAGCTACTTGCTCAATCTGAATAGAGGTATAAGTATCTGTCAGAGATGCTGGGTCTGTGTCAATGTCTACTACTGTTGCAGTAGAACCTTCCATAAGGTAGATTGTTACTAGAGGAGTTAGTTCTCTAGCTAAGTTCTTAGCCAGTGAGATAGCCATAGCCTTGTAGAAATCTGATGCAGTCATGCCACTGTATGCATGAACCATACCATATTTCCAGTACTGATCTTCAGGAGACAGACCTACATATTGTCTGAAAGCAAGTCTCAGAATGTAATCCTGTCCTGCAACTGGTGCACCACTGTTAACAGTAGCATCCAGTACTACTTGGTATCTATCCAGCTTCTTAGCCATTGCCTCAGAAGCAGTTGCCTTTGCATATTCAATGTTGGCTATAGTAATCTTATCACTAGACTCAACTACACCAGCAGGACTGAAGTACTGAAAGTACATAGTAGTCTTAGCTGTATCTGCTTTAGGCAGGATGTCTCCAGCAGTAGTTAGAGCTGCTGTAGAAGCCTTTAGAGCTTTTGCGACATATAAATGTCTTACTTGATTCACTGAAAATGTTGCCATTTTAATTCAAAGTTTAATTAAACAATATTATTCTTTACCTATATATGCTAGCTTAGCAAGTGTCACAGCTCTAGTTAATATAACTCTGTGCAATACAGGATTTAATTTACATTCTGTTATCTCTGATACACCATTGATGGTCATATCATAACTAGAAAGGTCATCCAATATGATTGGACTTGGTTGAACTAAGTATCTAATCAGATAGGTGTTTATGTTGTATTTTGAAATCAGCTCTATTAGATTAGAGCTATTATCCAATCTCAATACTCTACTGTCTGAAGGACCTCTGAAAGGATTCTTGGATAGCCTCCAGTACTCATCCTGAGTAGTAGGAAACACAAGAGCTTCACTTCCATTCTTGCAACCTAGATTATCATCCAGCAGTTTGACTGATTCATAAGTCACATACCAGATGTCATCAGGTATCTTAAAGAATACTGAGTTATCAGAAAGACCTGTTCCAGACTCTTTAGTGTCTGTAATATAGGTCTTTACTAATTCACTCAAATACCTTCTAACTTCCTCAGTTCTTTCAAAGCTACTGTTATTGTTATCACCTGTGTAGGCTTCAATAACTGTCTGCTCTTGAGCTTGAGTTAGGAATACTGATTTCTCATATTCATTGAGTCCAGGAGCAGCATTGGACATTATATTGTTATAAAGTATATCAAACTCACTTGAAAACTCAATATGATTCATAGTTTACTGTTTTAGTTTAGCCTCTAAGCTGAATTTAATACTCTGGTTCTTAGGCAAGCCTATGAACTTAGCTGCTGTATTCAGTGTTGGGTCTTCACCATTGCCACACATAGGAGAGCCATCTTCTTTCAAATAGAAGTAACCACCTCTATTAGAGATGAGACCCTTCTCAACTGCACTCTTAATAAGTACCTTGTTAGATAACAATGGGTCTGTAATAACTCTTAAGAACAGCTTGGCATCAGCTTGGATAAGCTTGTTAATCTTAGTTTGTAAGAACTCAATCTTAGTAGATACAGCAAGAGGTCTACCATCAATAGTCTCAATAATAGTTCTTAAGGTATCTGCATCATTTTCAAACTTACCATACTCCATATAAGCCTGCATAGTAGCTGACATCTCTTGTCTTGCAGATGATGTTTCTTCACCTTCCTTAATACATACATACTTATATGTAGCTTTAGGTGAATCCATCAATGCTTGAAGTGATGGAGCAATCTCATCCTTGTTAGCTAGCAGAATCTTATACTTAATATATTGTTCAGGGTCAGACAGGTCTAAGATGTTATCTGTCTTAAGCAGTCTCACTTGTCTGTTTGACCAATAGTTTCCTTCTTTTTTATAGATTGAAAGAGCATTGTATTCAAGACCCATGATGTCTTCAAGGAACTCTTTCTCATCATCTGTAAGTATGTTAACCAGCCTGCCTGATTCTAGTTGAGGTACTGTGAAGTACTTAACTGCATTCTCAGCCATACCACCATAAAGAATATGTTTAGGGTTAGTTACAAGCCCACTCTCTTTAGGTACATATCTTACAATAATTCTTTCATTTCTTAAGCAGCTCTGTAGTTCATTTGACTTGGCTACTGCTGTGTTCTTTTTTCTAGTTACAGCCTTCACTTCAGGCTCTTCTAATTGTGGAATGACTGCTGTTGTTTCATTGATAGCATCATCATCCAACATCTCTTCTACTACTTTACTTCCCATATTATACTTCTCCAATAGTTATTATAAAAAGAAAGGGGAAGGGGTTAACCTTCCCCTGTATATTTACCCTTGCAGGATAGCAGGGATAAGTGACATTGTTCTAGTTGGGTCTAATACCAATGTACCTAGAGTAGCCATTCTGTGAATAACAGCACTGTCTTCATCATAGGACATATTAGGATTATTCATCTGTCCAGTAAATGGATTTCTGAAGCCCCATTGGTAACCTCTAAACTCAGTCTGACCCTTGATAGCACACTTCTGGATATTAGGTTGGTCCATAGTACCAATATACCAAATATCAAATCTGTAAGAGAATGCTACACCACCTTGTGGGTGAAGAATCTTGTTTCTTACTGGGTCATCATAGAATGGGTCAACATCCAGTGTTACAACAACACCATTAGGAGCTCTCCATTCAGTAACTTGATAGTCAGTAACTGCAATAGCATTCTGAGCAAAGTTACTTTGAACCTTCTGATAGATTGCAGGGTTCTGAGTTGAGATGATAGGCATCCAGCCAGAAGTAGTTTTCTTAGCTTCTTGGTTGAACAGTAATGCACCTCTTTCACCAGTCTTGATGATGAAGCGTCTGTCACCAAAACCTAGCTTACCAGCAGACAGTTCATATAGAGCATCCAGCAATAACTTCATTACACCATTAGTATCATTGTAATACATGGTATTAGCTACTTCAGTCTGTTCAAAGATACCAGCACCAGTCTTGATAACATTACCAGACTTACCAAAGTTCATGTATTCACCATTGATATTTCTGTTGGATGTACCAAATGCCATTGCATTGTTCTTGTACTCATTAAACTGACATTCAACTTCCCACTCTACATAGTGCATCCACTTGTTTGCAGTGTCCTTAACTTGTCTACCAGCCTCATCTCTGTGTACCATAGGGATACCAAAGGCAAGCTTTCTGTCAAGCATAGAACCTGGAGTCTTGTGTTGGATTCTGATAGTAGTCCATTCATTTCTCATAGAAACAGGAGAAGTGAATCTGATGTCACCAACCTTTCTAGAAAGTTCTCTTTCAACAGGAGCAAACTCTACAGAGTATCTTTCACCTGCAAGCAGTCTTTCAGCAGGAATACCCTTGCTGTTACCACCCATAAGTTCTACCTTATATACATGGTTTGAACCTTCAGGTCTGCCATCTCCTAACAGTCTTTGTGGATATACTTGATTCAAGTTACCAACAATAACTTCACCATCAGCAAACCAGTCTTCTGGGAACACTAGATAGAAAGGAGCACCACCTACACCTACATTACCTGAAGCAGCAGTGATTACTACACCATTCTCATCTCTAGCCTCAATAAGAGGAATGTTTCTTCTTGAGCTACCAATAACATCCCAGTAGTATTCACTATCATCCTCAAATGTCTTTGTGGGGAATGAACTTAGGAATGTATCAAGTGTCTTTCCTCTGTGAAAAGCTAGCAGTTGCACCATTAAGTTAGTTGCCTTCTGTGGTGCTCTTTGGAAGATAGCACCTAAGTGATTCTCAGTAGTCAACCCTTTCCAGTGTTGAAAACCAATCATTTGGAATTTACTTAATTTTCCAGCCATACTTAAAAATATTTTACAAAATTAATAATCTATTTATTTCTCATAATACCATAAATAGTTGTGTGATTTGTGCCCTAGTGAGCAATTAACTCCTCTACACGCCAGAGATATACTCATGTGGTTTATACCTGATATATCTTCTGCCTCCCTAGTGCTATGGTATTTTGCAATTACATTTCCATGTAAATCCTTTTGAACTACAGTCTTATTATGAATTGAGCCTATTCTACATTGTCTCTTCATTCTATCAACTGTCTCACTTGGAAACCTATAACCACTAATACCATCACCCCCTCTAGTTAGGTTATATAGAGAATATCCACATTTAATAAATGACTGAATAAAGTGGCGTTCCATCTTATTAAGAGCAGTTAGTGAACAGTAGGATAACACCTTATATTCCCAAATCTCTGGAGTATTCATATACTTCAATCTAGCTCTATTAATATATGCCCCACCATACTTCTTTATTCTCCTATTGAGAAAACGAGACTTCCTTGCTTCTAAGTTCTTAGATTTACCTATATAGACCACACCAGTTTTCAGGTTAGTCCACATATAAACTCCTGCTAACATAGTTATACGTCAGGTTCCCAACTAGCATTAGAATCTGGGTCATCACTAACACCTGTTATAAAGTTCAGACTTCCATCTGTGTTCCTTCTAGTAGTGTTGATAGTGTGTTCCAGCTCTCTCAGACTTTGCTTAACCTGCTTCTTAGCAGTTGGTTTGACTAATTTGTCTAAGTTAGTGAAGCCATCAGTAAGAGTAAACAATAGTCCAAGCTTCTTAGTGAAGTCAACTTTGTTATCTCTTTGATACTTCTGAACAGCAGTTAGATACTCACCTGTCTCAGGGTCTTTGTAAACAGGCTTACTTACAGAGTTATATATCTTCTCTCTAGTAGTCTTATCAAGCTCCAGTCCTGGGAATATTTCCTTATCCTCAATAATAGACTTTCTAATCTCCTTTGATTGTTTCTCTAACTCTTTTCTGTGTTCTTCTTCCTTCTCCTTTGCCTCATTAATAATATCATCATACTCCTGTTTGAAGTACTCCTTATTACTAATACGTGCTTCTTTAGCATCTTCAATATCAGTACCAGCATTGAATGACTTGTCAGTCTCTCTTCTAGCTCTTTCCTGACTGAATCCTCTATTAATGAAGTCTTGGAAGATAAGTTTCTTTCTTAGATTGATGCCCTTTTCAGACTCGTCTGAAAGTGCTTCATCAGTGATGCTATCTAAGTATTGAATAGTTGATTCATACTGTCTGATTTCATCAGGTTCCACACCTACTTGTAAAGCTTCATCAATCTTTCTTTGTCTCTCATCCAGTTGATTCTTAAGGTAAGTATCCACAGCTTCTGCAAAGTCTTCTGGAGTTTTAATCTTACCTAAAGTTTCATCATCAAGGTCTGAGAGAATACCTTCCTCCTTCAAAGCACTGGCAATGGAAGAGTAGAAGTTAGCTTTGGGAGAAGCACCAGTACCTTCATCAGGATTGGTATTCTCTTTGCCTTGTGTATCTACTTTACCACTACCTACGCTCTCTGGTTCCTCAAATAACTCATCAGGGTTAACTGGTGGAACCTCAGTAGTTTTATCTTTATTATTGTCTCCTTCTTGTGCAGGTGGAGTGACCTGTGTTTCTTCAGTATTGTCATCAGTAAACAGTGTTTCCACTTCATCTGGTGACAGGATATTATCCATGTCTAATCCTTCCATATAAACTCTCCTCCATTATTAAACTATGCAAAGATAAAGTAAACTTTCTAATTGTGCAATACTATAAGTCTAACTGTCATTTGAGTATTAGTAAGATACTTAGAGTATTGACAAAAGAAAGGGGAGTAGAGTTAAACTTAACTCCCTCCCCAACCTTCATTCTATTCTATAGTAATGCATATTTCCTCTCCAGCTTTATGTGCTTTGAGAAGAGCTGTCATTAGCTCATAGAAGGTAGCTGTGCTATTAATAACCTGCCCCTTTACTTTATTCTCTCCAACCAAGATACAACCTAATGTATCCTCTGGTTTGTTTCCTACATGGATAAGCACTCCACTATAACCTTTAACATCAATCAGTCTGGGCAACTTACCATTATATGGTTTAGCCCATGATCTATTCTGAAACTTAGGACTGACAGTATCCATATCTATCTTGTAAGTACCTGTAGGAATAGCTGTCTCTCCATATACCTTCTTAGCTGCAATCTCATCTACAGACATCTCAGATGTGAGCATTCTATCAGTGTCTTCTATAGTATCACACTCATATACTTCATTGATATAGAGCTTGCCTATTGTGTACTTATCACCTCTGAATATCCTTTTCAATCTTAGCTTCATATTAGCTTTGTCTTACTTGTAGTACTATAGTTTTAATAGTATCAGTACTAACCACTAAGTCATCCTCACTCTGTGGGAAGTACCCTGTCTTTTCCACACTGTAAGATACTTTATCACCTGGACTTACATATACCATGTTAGTACCCTGACCATTGATTGTAATAGTAGCATCTTCTGGTGAAGCACCAATAGCAAACAATACTTTGCTCTCTTTGCAAGTCAGCATAGATACTAACTTACTGTTTACTCTTTGCTGAATGTCTGATATCTTACCTTCAACATTGGAGTCTCTTATTACTAGAATCTGACCCTCTGCAATTAGATTAGGGTCTCCTTCAAATACATTATAACTAATCAGCCTTCTCATTATTATCTAGTTTTGATTTAATTTCTTCCTTTGTTCCTCCCAACAGTTCCTCTACTGTCTTATCATCTAAATAGACTCTCTTGCTACAGCCTTTGGCTAAGCAAGCATCAACCACTATGTTACCTACTACTCTTCTCAATCTAAGAAGTTCAAGTCTATTCTCTTCACTGATCTGTATATACTCTTCCAGTTGGTGCTTATAGTCAGTTACCAGCTTCTTATAGAAGTCTAACTGCTTAGTCAGATTATCAAGTTGAGTACTATCAACTTCAGCATTAGTCTTATTGACTTCAGCTTCATTCTTTCTCCTTGATAGTATCCAAGTAACTATACTATTAATCAAGTTGGAACCTAACACTAACCCAATAATCTGTGCTGTATCCATCTTTATTCTATTTAATAATTTCTATAAACTTCTGCTTCTCTGTTGTAGCATAAGGATTGTTCTCCTTCACTGTTATATTCAATATGGTGTGTTTCTTCTGAAACCACCTGAAGAGGAAGAACTTCTTGGGTGGGTTTATAGTCTCTTTCTTAGCATCTACATACAAGAAACTCTCTAGCTTGAATTTAGGAGTACTCTTGATATAGTTAGGATACTTCAATATAAGGTGGTTACTAGCCCACTGATCACCTATTATTGTATCCAACTTGAATGCTGGATTAACAAAAACAGTGTCAGGTAGTACTACACTATCCCCCTTCTCCACATTAGTCAGCTGATATTGCATCTGCTTTATCTTGCTATCCTTAATACCTAGTTCCTTCCTTACTTCATTCATCTTCTTAAGTATAGAATCATTGAAGTAGTTCAACTGGTCTATTGTTAGTTTATAAACCCTGTTATTCCCATTTGAGAGACTCAACTCCCTATCATATGCCTTTATGTTCTCTATTGAAACCTCATACTTGGTATGTAGTTTCTGGTATCTCTTATTCATCCATACAAGACCTAGTATAGATAAGATACTTATTCCCACTAATATATAAACTAACTTCCTCATACCCCTCTTTAATTTAGTGCAAACATACAAAAAAGAAATGACCCATACAAGAGCATAAGTCATTTGCTAATGGTATATCTATGTAGTCTATTTATAGATATACAGCTTATATGTTTTAAGTACTGTCTTCTCCTCAGTAGAGGCATCAGTTAGATAGAAGGTTACACCTAAAGTTATCCCATCCTCAATATAGAGAGGATCTAATGAGCTATTCTGGTATGCACTATAACTTCCTGTTGTGCCTGACTTAGGTAAGCTAGTAAGGTTCTCATATACTATACTACCATTTGATCTTTGCAGAATATATTCAATCTCTATCATATCTCTACCATCAACAACCAGAGAACTTAGTATGAGTACTCTTGGGAATAAGGTAACTGATGCATTAGTTAAGTCTCCATCATCTGATGGAACATAAATGGTTCCCTCCTGTCTAATGTAGCTACCCACTAGCTCAGAGCTTCTATTGAATGCTATACCTCCCATGAAAGGGGGAATAACAGGATCATGTTGTGTAGCTGTCAGACCTAAGTCTATAGAGAATGGTACTCCTAACTGTTCTACAGTTACTGATCTAGCCCCCCCCTAGGAGTGGCTACATTTAAAGAGGTTTGTCTAGTTGAGAAACTAGGATTAGGTTTAGCAGTTACTGATACTGTCCTATTACCTGTCCCTGATGTGGGACTCACATCAATGTAATCTTCCATTTTTATTTCTTTTGCTTGTTGGTTAAAAACTACTTACCCCCCTACACAAGGCAGAGGGTAAGATGTTGATTTAGGATACTGTCCAGCTATCATTTGAAGTCACTGTGAATGACTTAGTTTCACCTGCTGCACTGAATGTCAGTGTAGTTGGGCTAACTGAGATAGTAGATGCTCCAGCTGCTTGAGTGATAGTTACTGTACCTGAGATAGATGCAGTTACACTATCTTCACACTTAACTGTGAATGTTCTGCTAGATACTGTAGTATTAGCAGAGAATGTTACTGTTACTTTAACAGTATATTGAGCACTACCTCCTGGGTCACTTGCTGGAGTGTAAATACCAGAAGATGCTGTTACTGCTGCACCATTAGCTTCAACTGAGCTAATAGTAGCCCCACTTGCTGGAGTGATCTTGAACTTCTCAGCATTAGTAGTGAATGTTACTGTTGCAGTTGTACCTGTTGCAGTTACACTTTGGTTACTTCCTGCTGTAACAAATAATGCCTTACCTGTTTGTGTTACAGCTACTGTAGCTGTCTTGCTTCCTGCTGTTGTTACTGTTACTGTCCCTGTTCTGTTTGTTCTACCAGTGTATGCAGGTACTACACAAGATACAGACCCACTACCACTTCCTGTGGTAGGACTGAGGGTTAACCATGCTGGCTTTGCCATACTTTTTTTTTTTAGGATTAATAAATACTTGATTTATGTTATTTCCCAATCTTCTTGGGTAATAATTTTTATTGTCTCTTCACCACCATCAGAGGTGTAATCTAACTCTGTAGGAACTACTTGAAGAACCTTATCTCCACCAGAGCAGGGTAAGTATCTAGGATTCTCAATAGGTGTTCCACATAGGTCAACCCACTGTGTTCCATCCCATACTTCAGTTACTTCTGTAGTTGCATTATAGAATCTCTGACCCCTTCTAAACCTGCCACAAATCTTGCCAGTTATGAAGGTGGAAATATCTATATCACATCTGATCAGGGTGTTGTTAAGGACAATAGTACCACCAAGTATTCTACCACCTTGGAACTCTATGGTACAGTTCTCAGGAACATACAGTTCTGAGTTCTCTGCCCCCCCCCCTTCTAGGTCTATGTCATTATAGATTCTATAAATGACTCCTGCTTTGTTAAATGTGTCTTGTATATTTTCCATAGTCTAAACATTTACTATAAACTCACTATCAGATTGTGGAACTCCACTATAGAATGGAAGCCATTCTATACCATCCCACACTACTAACTGATCAAGAGTGGTGTCTTTATATATGAAACCTATCTGTACTCCAGTAGGTCTTTGTTCAGTTGTTCCTATCTTTAGTGCATCAGCTGGATTACCAGAAGAATCTATCCATGTACTTCCATTCCATATAATAAGCTTATTTAGTGTAGTATCAAAGTACTGAAAACCTGTAGGTATCGGCTGTGATTGATCATTAACTGGTCTATCAGCAGTGCTACCAAACTTATTATATATGGAGGGGTATATGTCTATAACATATGTCCTACTACCTACAATATAGATTAGTCTACCACTTGAATCAATTTGAAAATTACTATCTAATGTGTAATTCCAATTGCTACTGTTTGACCAAGACTCATCATCAATACTATCAGTTAAGTAATACTCAGTAATAAGAGTGCCATCTGTTCTTACATAAGCTATCCATAGCCCTTTTCTCCTGTACTGTGCTTCTACTTGGAGCCTTGTATTAGATGCATCTCCATCATATACCAGATATAAGAAGTTGAATCTAGCAAGTATATCAGAAAGTAACTGGTTAGTTAGCCTGTCTGACACCAGCTCTATATAAGTCTTGGGGTAGATATTCATATATCCAACCCCTTGACTTCTTTTCTTTATTAATTGTTGTGTATCATTCATATCCTACTAAGTTAGTGGTGTTCCATCTATATTCACCCAACTTGTACCATTCCATAAAATGTACTTCTTTAAAGTAGTGTCATAATATTGACATACAAAGGACCCTCCTAATGTAGGTCTACTGTCAGTAGTTCCTCTAGTATAAGCTGTATAATCATATATTAATGGTGCTGAAATAACTGGAATGTCACATTCAATCCCCATTAATTCATCTAGTGCATTTAATCCCTGATATAGTAGTAAGTCTGCTCCAGTATTCTTAGTGCACCCTATGAACTTATAATACCCAATATTATACAATCTCAATCTATCTGCTGTTCTAAATCTTATAAAGTGACAGTTAGTATATATAGAGTTTGTATAAGCAAACTGATAATTGTCATCAGATATATTAGTCAAATATAACCTACAGTTAGTAAAAACCCCATGATTAGTACTATTATTATTCTTGATACTTGTAATAGTGCAATCCTCAAAGTTGAAATTACATAGAGTTGAACTACTTAGTGGGAATCCAAATCTAGAGTTCTTCACATTAATAGTGCTAACTACACCATTGGAGGACACCATCTTTGTGATATTGAGTGGATTGCTAATTACATTTTTAGCAGGCTCCAATGCTATATCTGCATCACTAACTTGTAACAAATCAATGTTAGCAAAGTAGTAGTTAACTGTATTATAGGTCCTAATATCTCTAATTGCAATGTCCATTCCAGTTTCATTCCAATTCACTAGTTTGAGTCCATCAATCCTAATATGCTCTATGTAATCCATAGTAACTATATTGGGTTCATATGTATAAAATATGTAGAATATAGAAGGCTCTCCATTCACTATCAGATTATTAACAGTAACATTAGGCAGGCACTTCTTTGATAGTTCTGGTCTTGAGTTTACAGTTGCTGTTAAATTATAACACCTAAGCAGATAGTTGAAACTAGCTTGATTTGTCAATGTACAATTTGTGAATGTAACATCATGTGGAACATATGCATTAAATGATCCCTCATACTGAATTGGAGTGAAGTTCTCAAATGTACAATCTAGGAATGATATATTACCATATACACAACCTATCTGATTATATATCCCTCTAAACTTACAACCAGTGAAACTTATATCTTTGCCATAACAGTGAATATCAAATCTATTTACACTGCTATTATACATAGACACAGTATTCAAGTTGTAAGTTCCAAATATGCCCCACCTGTCATTAGCAGTATTAATTCTATCAAAAACTATATTGTAGCAGTTATTCATATATATACCATATGCATAACTTGTTACATCATATAAACCATTAATACTTATATTGGACATCTTAACCATAGAACAATTCATTATGTAGAAGGTTAAGTCATTTGTTAAACTAGAGCCTGGGGGTGTGTATACAGTTATATTATTCAGCTGCAAATTGTTAATATTCTCACACCTAATAGCATATGTAACAAATGTACTAGCTTCCTCTCTAACAATATTCAGGTTGTTTACAACAGTGGAAGAAGAGTTAACAGGTATATAGGTGAAAGATGGGGAGGATACATCTGACTCATATGAATATATAGGTCTGTTATATGCCTGTCCATTATTTATAAGGATTAAGTCCTCTCTGTATACATCTGATATAGTACCATTATCATTTCTTACAGTCCATATAGTCTCATCTTTTACCTTTAATAGGTACATACCATCACGAAGTTCTGGCACTGAGGAGTAGTCCAAGCCCTCTAATAAGCTTTTTGAGATGGTAATAGGTGTATCTGTTGCTGCATTGCTTATTAAAAATAAAGGAAGTGTTTTGGAGTTATTGGTAACTCTAATAGTTACTCCATTAAAGTCATTGTACCCTGTTAACTTAATAGACTTTGCCCCTGCTGGAACTGTTACTTGTATCTCAGATATACCTTCCCAACTTACAGAACATTGTAGTATATTAGCATATTCATATGCCATATATATAGAATTGTAATTCATAATAGGATTATCACTCTCATATGCACCAAAATGCAAAGGTGATATAGAACCTATTACCCTACCAGAGAGGGTTAATCCCTCTTTAAATACTCTGTAATTAGCACTAACCTTAGTGAAATTGCACACTAAGTTACCATTACTAAATGATCCTCCTTGAAAGTCAAGAGTGCAATTAGCTGGTATAGTTAAAGTAGTAGCTCCTAAGTCTATATCCTTGGTAATCTTATAGATAGTATTTGCTTTATTGAACTTATCTTGTATTGCCATAGTTCTTTATTTTTAATCAGTTGCAAATATAAGTAAAATATCTCATATATACAAGTAAAAGTAGTAGCTGACTTATATATCAACTACTACTTTATTTATTATACTATAGTAACCTTATCCATCAGAGTACCATCTGGGTTTAACCACTGAGTACCATCCCATGTGATAGACTGACCTAAGTCAGTATCAAAGTATGTGAACCTAGCCTCAGTAGTACTTAGGGCAGGTCTCTGTGCAGTAGTACCCTTCCTGTTATACTCTATGTTATAACCATCAGGTAATACCCATATATCACCATTAAAGTACTTAACTTGGTTTAATACAGTATCATATAATGACTGACCTTCTGCATAAGTACCTTGTATATTAGCCTTGATTGAGTCACTAATGAGGAATGAAGGGGTTATTACAAGTGTCTGGTTGAATACTAATGTACCATTAGATATACTACCTCCCTCAAAGAATAGTACACTTCTGGTGGGAAGTGTGATAGTCTGACCATTCAAGTCATGATCATACTGTATAATGTAGATAGTATCAGCTTTACTGAATACATCCTGAGTAAGGATGTTCTTGCCTCCTACTATATTCTTTCTAACAAAGAATCTACCTAAACCAGAGAACTCAGAAGTATCATACTCCTTGTTCTTGAACTTCAAGTACTCATTGCTCCCTTCTCTAACTCCAGTGAGGTCTTCCTCATCAGGAAGGATAGAGTCAATTATGATAGATTCAAATAAATCTTTCCATAAAGTAAGGTTATTCCATTGATTCTTCACTCTACCAGTGAACTGATAGATGGACCAATTACCTGCCTCATTGAGGAAGGTAATCACTTGTCCAATCTTTCTAGCTCTGATAGGTATCAGACTAATAGCCTCACCTATGTTTATGTAAGAAGCATTATATCTATCAGTGACATTGATGAAGTCAGCTACTCCTAAACCAAAGAACTGACTCACAATACTATTGACAGACATCTGCACATTGTGGTTATTCTGCACAATAGCTATTGTCTCATCACCATTGAGAGGAATGTCAACTACATTAAGCTGTGTGTCTGCAACAGCTTTAGCCTTCAAGTACCTCTCTATCTTTCTATAATCTTCTTGTGTAAAATACATATTATTATCTCTTTATATTTGTTATTATGGATAACTTGTAACCTCTCCAAAATAAATGTCTTCCACTATCCAGTTAGTTACAGTGTTTCCAGTAGCATCTTCAGTTCCAGAGTAGTATCCAGTCATTCTAAGATAGCCATGACCTGTGCCTATAAGACCCTCAATAGTGAGGTTCCCAGTATGCATTCTTGATACTCCATCTAGCTTGAATATAATACTATCTGATTGATTTGCAACCTTGAAATTATGTTTAGGTATAGAACGAGTAACATAATATGGAAGTATTATATTCTTAATACTACCTTCAGGGACAGTAGGGAGGTCTATGTTGATACTACCTATTTGGTACTGCTTATCAAATAAGTCTCCAATAGCCCTACCATCAGCAGTAAAGTTAATCTTGCCATTAGCTAGATACCCACTACCATCTGCATTTATCTTAGTTTTACCACCACCAAACCAAGCCTCTCCTGTCTTAAAGTTTAGACAGAAGGCTGGCTTGAATGAGTTACTTGGATTGTAAGGATCTGAGGGGTTAAAGTCCTCATAGGACCCCCCCCCAGCTAAGGTTTTTACATCTTCATTCATATTCTTTTTTTTTTGTTACATAGTATCTTGTGTAATCAGACTACCAGACCCTATAATAGCTACACCAGAGGTTAATGTTGTTATATTATCTGGTATTCTGTACCATAGAATAGCAAAGTTATCTGAAGCACCAGGAGCATTCTGAACTAGTTGAGCATTGATTGACCACCATCTCTTCTCATTTCTCTCAAAATCACTACTCAATGCTGATAACCTTACAGGGAGTGCTGATTTACCACTAACCTTAAATGGATATAGTTTTCTCTGGTTAGTATAGTCACTTCCTGACCTAAAGTACACATCTATATTCTGATTTGATGAGGGTAATGTTGTCTGACCTAGATTACCACTACCAAATATTGTAGCAGCATTAACCACAACAACTCTATTATTAGCTACTACATTAAAAGTACCAAATGTAGTTGTATTTACAGTTATATAAGGTACTCCAGAAGAGTTAAATGATATAGAGGACTTCAGTACTATAGTAACATACTGTAATACCTCTTCTAACTGTATTCTGTTGACATACATTCCAGTAGCTGAGTAGTTATATGTAACACTACCTAACACCTCTATATTTCTGACCTCAGTATTATTGCCATTACTATTAAAGGTAATGGTACAGTTATTTGCAGGAATAATACTGTTATAAGCAAAGTCACTATTTACAGCTAAGTTCTCACCATTTGTCATAGTGTAAGCTAGTGTCTGTGAAACACCTTTATATGTAAGATCACCCTTATTGAAGTCAACTAACAGGTTAGGTTTGAATGGAGAATCTGCTTCACCAGTAAACTGTTCATAGTTGCTGGAAGCATTTCCACTTGCATCAACCCCTTGCTGACTGAACATATAGTCACCATTGAACACAGCACTACCAATAAGACCATTAGCTATAATACCTATCTTAGCATAGATAGCTTCAAATGAGTCAAACTTCAACCAGTACTTACCACCATTAGCAGCAAAGTCTTGTGAAGGAGTTCTGTTATCTTGCTGTGTACCTAACCAAGTCATCTCAGCATTCAGTACATAGAAGTTACCATCACTTGGGTCATATACATAAGGTGCTTTGGTATCAGTTGTAGTATAAGATGTAGTGTTACTGTAAACACCCATTGGATATACTACTTGTCCCTTCTTACCAGCAGGTCCAGGTGCACCATCAAGTCCATTGACTCCACTCAATCTGAATGGTTCTGACCATGTTCCCTGAAGTGAACCAACTGTATCATCATTATCAGCTAGTTTGATTCTAGCTTGTGTCATCCAAATGTAAGGCTTAGCTTCTGTAGTAGCAGGTAACTCAGTTGACCATCCATAAGAAGATGGATTTCTAGTAGAAGCTACTGTAGTATTCCATGTTGCATCAAAGCTATCTTCAACTCCTAATGAGTATCTTAGTTCATATGATACACCTGGGATACCACTAACACCTTGACTACCAGGAGCACCTGGCTGTCCAGCAGGACCATCATGACCTTGAGGACCTCTTTCACCACTAATTCTAACAGGGTCTTCCCAATTAGAGAAGAGAGTATCATCAGGGTTAATAACAGCTTTAGTCATCCACATGATATCACCTTCTCCCAATGTAGGGAAGGTTAGTGTCCAACCTGATGGAGTTCTTATAGTCTTATTAATGCTTGGAGCAGTATCAGTAGAGCTCTTTGCAAATCTAAACTCAGTAAACTTACCATCTTGTGCAGTACCATCCTTACCATTCAAAGGTAATACCTCACTCCACTCAGTTACTAAACCAGTAACACCATTAACTGAACCAATACACTGCCACCAATTACCAGAGGTATTAGGGTAATCTACCCAACCATTTCCTGGGTTCTCAGGGTCATTACTTGTAGGTCCAAGAGGCTTATCATCACTCTGTCTGAATACATAAGTCTTATAGTTAACAGGAGTCCCATTTTTACCATTAACACCTGTAATCAGGTATGGACCTTGCCAGTTGGTTACTAACTTATTATCATAGCTTACTGTAGCCTGAATACCCCAAACAGCTTCATTGCCAGTATAGTTAGGCATAGCTGTTCCCCATATACTTCCTGGGTTTATGTTATCTGCAATAACAGGAGGAGTTTCATCAGAACCATCAGTCTTAGCATACATTATTCTGATGCTATTACCATTCTCTCCATTAGTACCATCTTCACCATACTTAGCCCATAGAGCAGGGTTACTGAATTCTCCCCATTGACCATCTCTGTACTTTCTTAAGCATATCCATTCCCATTGGTAAGTTGAATCTACACCAGTAGGATTATCAGTCCAGCCTGTGGGAACAAATTCAGGTTCTTGTGATGTTTCAGTAGGTCTTGCAGGTGGGAGAGCATTATTCTTTCTTTGATAGATGTATTCAACACCATCACCATCTCTACCATCAGTTCCCCACTTAGACCACAGTGATGGACCATCCCAGTCACTCCAAGCAGTTTCACCTTTAGTTCTAGAGCAAACCCACTCAGCTTGCATCTCTATAGAAATACCTTGAGGATGATCTGTCCAGCCTTCAGGAACATAGCCTGTAGTATTAGGATCATTGTCAGGTTTAGAAGGCTCAGTAAAGGTGTTCTTGGTTAACTTGAAAATGAATTCAATGCTAGTACCATCAGTACCATTTGTTCCATCCTCACCTGTCATTCTGATTGGCTTACTCCAGCCTCCCTTATCTAAGTTACCATCTGTATTAAATACAGCATGAGACATCCAGACAATACCTTCCTGAGTATCATCACCACTCCATCCAACAGGATAAGTGACTACATCAGTCTCAGGGTCCCAACTACCACCAGTTGGTGTTGCAGGGATAGTTGAACTTACTTTGAAAGCAAATACAGTTCTAGCTCCAACTCCAGGTTTACCCTGTGGTCCTGGCTCTCCTTTTTCTCCAGGAGGGCCTATTGGTCCTTGTTTACCATCTTTACCATTTGTGCCTCTAGCAAGTACTCCAGTATCTTCACTTGCTATAAACCAGTTATAGTTACTACCAATGTGAGGAGTTATACCATTCTCACCTGCTTCACCTGGCTTACCATTAGACCCAGATGCTAATACACCAGTATCTGTACTACATATCCACCAGTTCCCATTAGGCCCAATCTTAGGTGTAATACCATCTTCTCCATTGTAACCATTAACTCCCTTTGAGGGCTTTCCAGTATCAACACCATTAATAACCCATGTGTTTTGTTTGCTGATTTCAATAGAGCAACCACAACCAGAGGAAGTAAATGCCTTCCATGAAGCACCATCATAGTACTTCAATACACCATTATTAATCCATAACTTGTCAGTACTTGGTGCAGCAACTGACTCTACTATAGTTGTAAACTCTCTCATATGTATTAACTAACAGGTATATCAAGAGTACCTGCATCTTTTAGTTTCTGTATTAATTCATTTAGCTTAGCTGTTACTGCTGCTAGTTCAGCATCTGCTGAGAGGCTAGTTATAGCAGCTGCCTTTTTAACCCCACCAACTGTAGTTGTAGTAGCTGCTGGAATAGTAATAGCATCAGTGGTCAACATAATCTGACCAGCTCTAGCTGTACTAATAGACCACACTCCTGCTGCTGTCTTCTTAAACTCTCTATAGAACTCCATTCCAGCATGTACATACATCAATCTTATGGTAAGATTACCATTTGAGTTTGAGTATTGCATACTTAATGGGAACTGCTGACTGTTATTAGCTAACAGCACTAGTCTCTTATTTACACCATTAGCATATATTTCACTAACTAACTCATCTGTAAATACAGCTGCAATAGCATCTGAACTTGAATTAGTAGGTATATTAAATGCTGTATCTGGTATAATAATAGGAGTAGGAACAGTAGGAATGTCAGGGAGGTTAATCAAGTCATTATAGTCTCCAGTATATGCTACTTGAGCTAGTGATTGAGAGCCTCCTCCTGAGCTTACATCTGTCCATCCTTTAGGACCAAAGTACTTAAGGTTACCCTTAAGTAACCACATGTCCATTGTGGATGTAGGTGCAAATTCTGATTCAACTATACCATTAAATCTCTTCATATTATTTAGTATTACTTGGTTTCTTGTTTATTTGTTTCTCTTTAAGTCTTGCATCAGTTCTAACCTTCTCCTTATCTAGCTTCAACTTCTGTTTGTCTAAGTTAAGTTTTAGGTCAAACTCTCTTATCTTTTCAAGTAGATTAGCTTTAGCTTCCTCACTGAACTCTATATCCTCACTAGTCTCCTCACCAGCATATTTACCCATCTGAGCTACTATAATCTTGGTTTCATTATCCCTTATATTAGCTTGCTCTTTCTGTTGTAACTCTGCCTGCTTCTGTTGTGCCTGCATCTGAGCTATGTTCTGCTGAGCCTCTAGTTGCTCTTGTTGAGCTTGTTGTTGTCTTTCTCTAATCTGCTGCTCATCCTTTTCAATTAGTCTCTGCTTTTCAGCAAGTGAAGAAGAGGTATATAGCTTAGTAATAGTAGAGAATGAAAGAGTCTGAGTCTGTAGAGCAGCTTGTGCTAATGTATCAAGTTTGCTATTCAGCTCTTGAGTGCCATTACTATTATCTACTACCAGCCCATAATCAGCTTCTGAGAACTCATCTCCATCTATTTCCATGATTCTGGTAGATGTATCTGATAGGATGTACTGGAACTTCTTGCTTCTGCCTTTAAGAGCAATCTTAGCTGTCTCTAAGAAGCATTCAAGAACTCTCTTCTTAACATCCTCATGCTGTATAAATAGCCATTCAGTGATGTGACTAGACTGTAAAGTAGCTCTTTCAACACCACCTACTGTCTCTCTGTTAGATATTTGACCTTCTCTTTGCTTAGTGATGCCTGCAACCTCAGCCATCTCCATCTTGATGAACTCTAATAGGTTAGTTAACTGCTGTATGTAATTACCTTGGTCCAGTGAAATACCACCAGAAGAAGCATTGTTCATAGCTCCAGCTAGTTTACCAGCAGCTGCACCATAGTTACCTTCTTTAAATGAGTCCTCAACTAAGATGTGATTAACTTTAGCATAGTACATCCATTTATCAACATCCCAAGTAGATGGAACCTTAGCTAAGTCCAGTCTTACAAGTGAGCCCCAGTTATTAGCTATAGCCTTATTCAGTCTGTCATGAATCACATCATACAGATAGTTGTAAGGCTTCATCATATCTACTAATGAGAAGGGTCTTCCTTGATTCAGGTTATATACTGAACCCACTATACCAAAGTGACATCTTGATGGGTTTGAGAGTCTATTATACTGCACTAGCCTTGGTCTCATATTAACAAATATCTCATTACCAATCATAGTACCTTCCCATGCTTCATTAATCCACATAGAGTACTCCTCTTCACCTTTAGTTACATCTATAGTATAGTCTTCAGGATAGAAGTTAAACTCCTCTTCACCTGTTTCAGGATTATAAGACTTAACCTTCTTAATCTTTCTCTTTGACTTCCAGTATATTCTAAGTACTCTTAAGTTACCAGCTAAGTCATAAGGAAGTAGTGAGTAACCTACACTGTCTGGGAATAGATTAGCAGGGTCAAAGTAGAAGCCATCAGAAGTAGTGATCTCATCACCAATCATACTGGCATTCACAAAGCCATATCTCTCATCTATATTACCCATACTGTCTACTGTATTCTGACCTATATGATCAGGCAGAGACTCTATATATTCAATGTCTTTCTTAGTCAGTACATCATAGTAAGTATCAATAACTCTTCCAGGTGACCAGTAATCTTCTAATATAATGATGTCTGCATCTTCAGCCTTACTACTATAACCAGACTTGAAGATTCTCACCTTTAGTGGATTCAGTCTATCAATAACAGGTTCACCTCCTACTATATCACACTGGTATAACTCCTCACCTACAGTCATGGCATCCATGAAGCCATCATTAAACAGCAGTGGAATGTTATATTCCTTGATATAGTGATTAAGTAAAGCATTTGCTCTTATCTCTTTAAGGTCCTGCCACTCATATGTGTAGTAGTCATTAATCTTTTCCAGTTCCTGATTGAATTCATCTTCACTCTGAGCTGTATCACTAATAGTCTCCTGTAGCCTCTGTAACAACTCTGCCTTCTTGTTATTCTCAATTTCAGAGATGGCAAGAGGGTTAGTTACAACTACTCTAAAATCAAAGACTCTCTTTGACTCTTCACCTCTTAGTACATTCAGCTTACTATTCATTATAGGATAGTGCTGTATTCTATCTGGTATATATCCTGCCTCTAAGTCATCAGGATTCAATACTAGTTGCATATCCTGCATATTGAGCTTTCCTCTAAGGAGATTGTAGTTAATCTGCTTATGGATAACAGACTTTCTGACAAGACTATAATTAAAGAATGTCTTATTATTAGCCCATAGAACACAGTTCTTTCTCCACTTCTTAGTCTTCTGACTAAATGGCAACATCTGTCTAGGGAAATTGGCGAATTGACTATCCATATTTATCCCCTTTCTTATCATATTTCCATCTATATCCATAAGCAGTCTTATTAAAGTCCCTACATGCTCTAGATATATTTGAATCTTTTATGTCTATATTAAAACTCATATTAGCTTCGCTCAATGATTTATATCTTCTAATAAATACTCCATTCTCAGAAAAGCATAATACTGGTACGCTCCTAGCTTTACTTACAGCAGAGTAGATTTTATCTTTCTGTTCAGCAGTTAAGGTTGGTCTCTTATTTACATACCTACCCCCCATTTTGGCTCTTTCAAGGCCTTCCTTTTGATTTTTAAGAATCAAGTCTCTCTTAGTTTCCCAAGTTCTTTTCATCTTCTCAGAATGAAACTTTCTCTGCTCATCTGTAAGATTCCTCATTGGATTAGAGTCTCCAATAAATCTACCTCTACAAGATTCACTTATCTTACTTCTTATATAAGAGTTCATAGAGGATACTCCTTGCCCACCATCTGCTACATTATAACAGAGATTCCTTTTCCTATATCTGGTTATAAGTTTAGATTCTATTCTGCAAGCAGCTTCTTTGGGTAAGTTTCTAAAGAGAATTATATGGCTAAACCCTTCCCAACCATACTTAGATATGGCTCTAGTAAACACCACATTCTTCCTATACTCTCTGCCTCCTCTCCACCTAAGTTCAGGATTAGTATGGTGTGTTATTCCCACATACACCTTACCATTAGCCTTATTAATGTGAAGATATACTATATACTTCTCTCCTCCTGCCATACATCTCTATTAAACACTGCAAAAGTAAGTAAATTAATTCACTTACACAAGTGCATAAGTGAATTAGTTACTCATACTTACATTATTTACTAAATTTACTGATTATAGCTTCTGTGCATCTTCTGAAGCCTCTTCTCATAGTTCTTTTCAAAGTACTTATCATTACCCAGATAGCTCTTCTGCACCCTCTCAGTTCTCTCTTCACTGAAGTCATTCTGATACTGTATAACCATGTACTCTCTTAATAACATGAGAGCACCAATAGCTGATATTCTATCATAGTTACCCATAGACTCCCATTGAATAGATTCCTGTATAAGAGCCCTAGCCTTTAATGTATGAAGCCTTGTGGTGGTAATCTCAGTAGCCTGCCCATCTATCTCCTTCACCAGAGTCACTGGTGATAATAGCCAGCTTCTATATAGTAATCTGGCATAGGCATTAATGAACTTGTTAGCTGCAAAACCTTTACTCTGATTACCTACAGAAGGCATCTTGACTACCTCTTTATCCTTAAGATAACCAATAGTATCACTAAGCAAACTCAATGAGTTCATTCTATTAAAGTAAGCAAACAGACCCTTCTTATTATTCTCATAGTTATCTTTTGCATTATAATAGATAAGCAACAGTCTTAACTGTTCATAGTAATCATCTGCAAAGGTAGGTCTACCTGTATACTCAGCTACTATCTCATCAGTCCACAAGTCTAATATGAATGTAGATTGGAGTGACAATGACTCCTTAGCTGCATCATCATCTACAGGGTCAGTACCTGCTATATATCTGTTAGCTGGAACCACTCCATCTTTATTCTTCTTAGGTAACTGATATATCTCTATACCTCCATCTAGTCTATTATCCTTATGTGGGAACTCTCTGATGATATTGACATCTGAAGGTACAAACTCAGGTACACCATTCTTAATAGTCATCCTGCCTGTATATACATCATCAAATATGTGGGGATTAGCATCAATCTCATTCTTTCTATCACTCAACTGAGCAGCTGGGAACATAGAAGATTCTTTCCTCATAATAGCCTCTTGAATAGTTAGAGGTCTTTCAGCAACTACCTGAGTTAATCTGTTAGGGTCAGTAGAATTATACTTAACATCATACCTCTCTTTGAGGATATCAAGTATAGTAGCTACTACATCTGAGACACCATCCTTATTATAGTACCCACCTCTGTTCAAGTATGCTCCAAAGAAGAATATAGTCTTACCTTCACCATTGGTATTCTTGTCATACAGGTTAGGCAGAGCATATACATTATAACCTTTTGGATTATAAATCATCTGTAAGATACCATAGAAGTTTGAGCCCTCAGAACCACCAGTACCAATACCAATCATCTGCCCCCAAACATCCTTACCATCTCTTACAGAAGGTTCATTTACAGTCCATACAGTCTGGAACTTAGGGAATCTACCCATCTCTTCATAGATAATTTTAGCCCCTCTACTACCTCTACCCTTCTCTGCATCATCATTGGTAGTGATACCATAAGTACCATTTCTAGTACCCTTCTTTACACCAGTCTCTGGGTCAATATATCCCATTTCCCATACCATCTTATCTAGAGATGAGTATAGTCTACTAGCAGGCCATTGCATATGTTCAGCACATACATCTATACATGCTTCAAACTTCTTAAGAGTACCATCCTTATTACTCAAAGTATCCTTGTTAGATGCCATGATGAAGGAGTTTACCTTCTTATTATAATGCTCATTATCACCTAATATGAATAATCTAGCAAGCATAGAAGCACAAGAGAATGACTTACCAGCACCTCTGGTTGCTATTTGTAGTGCATCATGACCACCTTCCCAATCATATAGTCCTCCATATCTAGCTTGATGTATATAGTGGAACCATAGATAAGAACCTTCCCAAGGTCTTGGAGTAGATGTCTTTCTATTTACAGCCTTAGCCTGACCTTCAATCTTTTCAGTAAGTTCCATAGGCATGAAGTTAAGGTAGAAATACATCTCACCTGTTACCCATTCACCATCTTCTGGTCTTACCATGCCATACCAGCATCTATGTGTTTCCATTCTAAGCCACTTCATATACTCAGAATTAGGGTTACCATTAGGTCTTAAGCCTGTGAATCTGCCATACTTCTGAAAGTACAGACCTGTCTGTCTGAAGTAGTCCATGTCCTCAAGTATATGAGGATTCATGACATCTACAACTATCTTACCAGACTCATCTCTGGGCAAGTCTCTAGCTCTTAGCCTGTTAGGTGAGATTAGCCTCTTAATAAACTCAACATTGTTTATCACATCAAAGAACTCATCTCTAACCTCTTTAGGATATGCCTCTAATAGTTCATCTGTAATAGGTGTTTGAAATTCATTTGTCTGGTATAATACTTTCATATGTACCCTCCACTAATTGATTGAATATGTCTGTCTGAATGATCTCATAGATTTTAGTCAGAGCAGTCACCTCAATATGCTTAACCACTATCTCTTCCTCTGTTGAAACAATTCTCCCAGTATAGTTCACTGTTATCACCCTCTGAGGTCTTTCAGTACCCACCAAGTTAATTTCAACATGAGCTGTTTTATATGCTTTAAAGCCAGTCTCAGCTTGAGAGACCCATCTTCTTACCACCAGAAAGCTATTAACATTGAGGTCTCTCTTTTTTCTAACTTCAGATATATACTGGTTTAGTGCATTAACTGCATCCTCTATTCTCATATTACTCCATCCTCCAGTATGTTCTTTTCTCTTTGACCTCTCATTTTACTATTCTCAACTATCTCTTGTGCTACAGCCTTCTCTGCCTTCATTAAGTTCTCTGCTAGTACAGGAACCTGCTTAACAGCAGAGGTGAAAGTGTTAATTGGGTATAAAGGCTTACCCTTGTCATCTGTAGCATTAAAATCAAACTCCCTCAAGTACTTTCTTAGTTTAGCAACTGCTGCCTTAGTATCTTCAAGAAGCTCTGATGATGTAGTTATAACTGAATCACCATAAGACTTCATAGCTTCAAGTACAATCTTGTCAGGCTTCCATCCTTTAGGTAGTCCTTCTTCATCAATAATCTTAGCTGCTCTTGTATCTAAATCAGCTATATAAGAGTAGGTACTTCTAGGGTCTACCATGAAGTAGATATAACCTAGTTCCATAAGAGCCCTATCTTTGCTTCTAGTCTTATCTCTATTCCAAACAGTCTTAATAGACTTTATTAATAGTGCCTCAGGCTCTACTGTCAGTGTATATGATTCAAACTTTAATAATCTCATATGTATATAACTAAAAAGCCTGCCTACATCTCTGCAAGCAGGCTCCATTATTAATTCAATTCAATGCTTGGTTTACCTCTTAACTGCTCCTCAGTTACAATAGTGGGAGTGGGGTTAAAGTCCTCTACTTCCTCGTACTCTTCAACTACATAACTGATGTCTCTATCCTGTAGTTTAAGGACTGGCTCACCATCAATTTCAATGAAATCAAACTGATATGAAACCATAGTCTCATACTCTTCAGTAGCTGCATTTATTGAGTTCTTCTTCTGATATGGTTTACCAAATCTAGTTGGGTTCACACATACTAAATCACCCACATTTATACCATTCACATGAGGTCCTACAGCTATAACTCTTTGGAACTCTTTAATAGTTCTTCTTTGCTTAGTAGGGTCAATCAAACCACTACTGGTATACATATCTTTCTCTTCCAACATCTCAGCAGTTGTATATACATCTGTGAACATTGGTCTAATTTTCTTTACTACTATCATCTCTTAACTTCCTTATGTATTCAAATCTCTTCCTTACTCCCTGCATCCTATCATAAGTGCAAGTTAACTTGCCTAGTGATGGGATATTAAAGTTAGTCTTTAACTTACTAAACTCTTCTTCACTCAGTTCCTCCTTAAGAGGAAGGTCTGTTATAGTCTTCCTGATAAATAACCAGTAAGACTCATATGCTCTTTTAACTACTTCAAGTGGTATGCCAGTATCATCAGCCACCTGCTTTAATGCATCTTGGTAGGTCATTTTATATCAAATAACAGCATTAACTTGAATGCTCCATTCTCCTCTGTGATATTAGGAATGAACCTAGGGTTAATCCTATTATCAATAATAACCTTATTCCTTCTTAGCTTACCCATAATGACCTGAAAATAAGCTAGTGTTATATCACACTCCTCTCTTATCTTCTTCTTAGTGTCTTCTGACATAAGCACCTTATCAAGTATCTCTTGGTCTGATATAACCTTACTCAGTTGATGCCTCTTATAGGTGAATGCTGTGATTACATCTATCTCTCTGTCAGTTAACTTATGGAATGGCTTGAGAAACTCATACCAGTATCTAAAGAACATCTGAAGTGAAGTAGGTATCCTAATTACATTATTAGCTGCCACTTCCATAGTACCCTCCTTATTGCTTCTCTTCTTCTGGTTCTGGTGCAAACATCATGTTCTGAATCTCATCTGCACATTGTCTCTTGAAGTCTGTTGAGAATGTCTCACTAGTACTGTTTACCACTGCAAACAGATAGTCTAATCTCTTAAACAGATTAGTCATGTTCATCTCCTCAACCACCTTTCTAAGCTTCTTATTCTCATCAAACAGGCTTCTTGCTTGCTCACTTGTTTGATGCAACATACCTCTTAACTCTTCTGTGCTAAACTCCTTTACAGCACAAGCCTCTTCCTTATTTACCTTCTCCATTATTTCTTATTTATATATTTACCACCATACATATGACCATACATCTTCTCCCAAGTATGTATGTCAGTTTTAGCTGTTGTAGTGCAGCCACACTTATCACAATAGGGTTGCCCATTGACATCTCTTATTGCTAAGGATAAACAGTGAGTGCAGTATTCTACTGGTTCAGCATTATAGTCCTGCTTTAATTCTTCCATAAATCTCTTTCTTATATTCATTATTTACCCTACTGTGAGTACCTTTTCTACCAGAGGTATTAGCTCTATTGTTAAAGGGTCTCTTAGGTATCATAGTACCAAATTGAGTAACCTTATTTCTTCTCATCTGTCTAGATACAGACTTGTATCTGCTAACAGCCTCAAATACTATCAAGTCTCTTAATGAGTAGGGACCTAACACAGTTGTGTTAGAATTAACTTCTTCTTTCACTTCTTCTGCTCTCTTCTCTGGGAATCTTAATCTACTCTTCATGTTTTCTATATTTAAGCATAATATACTAGAACATACTGCTCACCCTGTTTTACCAGTGATACTATTTGTTCTTTCTTAATCTCCAAATCATTAGCTGCTTGAACAATTCCTCTTATGGTGGGTCTGTCTATAGCTACCATGTAGGATAATTCTTCTTTCTTCTCTTCCTTTGCCATATTGCTTTGATATTTTTAGTTGCGAGGGTAAGAATCGAACTTACTTGCTAAGGTTATGGGCCTTAGTGGGATACCAATCCTCCTCACAATTATATTGCTGTTTCCTGATAGTGTAACCACTGATGACAGTTTGGACATAACAGTATGCACTTATCAATTTCATCCATTATCCTCTTTAAGCTTAGATTGCCAATAGCACTGCCTGCAAACCCAAATTCTTTCTTGCTGGGGTCTAAATGGTGGAAGTTTAATATCTCAGGATGTTCATTCCATCCACAATGAGCACAGCATTTATCTTTCTTGTAGTCTCTTAGGAACTTCATCCTAGAGTGCCTCATCTCATTAACCTTCCTTCTTCTTACTTCTTTATCTTTCCACATTTTATATATCTCAAGTAACCTGAGGGGGAATTGAACCCCCAACCCATAGGGCTTAAACCTATTGTGTCTACCAATTGCACCACCAGGCTATCAGTCTGTTAACTTAAATCTGAATACATATTGATTGATATTCAGTATGAAAGTCTCTGTCTCTGACTTAATACCTGCATAGATAGTCTCTTTAGGTATTGCATCATAGAACTCTACTGTTTTGTTTTGTATATACTTGATGAGTTCATCTGTACTTGAAGCAGGGAATGGAACACCTCTAACAGTGTTGAATTCAAATGATTCTCCAGTTATTCCCATAGCTGATTCAGCTACCAAGTCTTGGAAGTTTCCTACTACTTCAAGGAAGTCATCAAGGTATAAATGTGCTCCTCTCTTATCACTATTAGGCAATCTAAGTGAAGCCCAATGAACATTCTTTATCTGTGTCTTTATGCCTTCCAGCACATTAACATATGTAAGGAAGAAGTTGAATATACTACTTCTAGAGTGAGTCTCTTCCCCATCATATATAGTGGTTAATAATGTCTCCATTTATCTCTTATTTGATGTTACAAAGATATGTATTTTATATGAACTGTGCAAGTAAAATGATAGTTTATTTTGGTATTCTAGTCACTAAACTCTTCATTTTAACTTTATCTAACAGATTAACCCTTCCTCTACTTAATGCACCACACTTACATCTGTATAACTGGTACTTAGCTGTCTGAGTATAATGATACTTATCTATAGGTGTAAGCTCATGACTTCCACAGCTAGCACATATAGGTTCTTTAGAATCAAGGTACATTCCAACATTAGGATGGTTCTTTATCCAGGGTCTTAACTTAAGATACACTTCTTCAAGTATTTCAGTGTCTTTGATATTATACATCTCCATGTATCCAAGAGCTTCTTTATCTCCCATCATACACTTAGCCCACAGCTCAAAGTCTGTATCCATCTTATGTTCTATACCAAAGTATCCTGCAAGTGCATCTAGCTTATTAGAGCTGAATCCAAACTGCTTAGCTGCAACTCTCTTAGTATCAATTACTTGATATGTACTAGGAGGTGGGAACCCTAATAGAATGAATCTACTGTTGCATCTAGGTATATCAAAATCAATGCCATTATGTGCAATGATGATGTCAGCCTCATCAAATAACTGCCATAGCCTAGCCATGATTCTCTTATCATCCTCTTTCAAAATCTCTTCTGGTGTAAGTACATCATGCATAGTCTCATCTGCATATAGCCATTTAGCTGACCAGCTAATACAAAACCACTCTGCTAGAGTCTGTTCCAGATGGATGTTTTGCTTCCATCTTGACCACACATAAGCCTTCATTGGTGAAGTCTCTATATCAAATATAAGTATCTTAGGGAGGTTACTCCTAACCTGTGACTTTAACTTGTATATAGTATCTCTCTTTACCTTAAACAGCTTGGCTAGGTTTCCTGCTCCCATATTCATCAGATATGGTTTAGCTCTTAACCTATCAAGAATCTCAGTTTCTGTCATACATTTAAGTTTAAGAATGTGTACCCTCTGTAGGAGTCGAACCTACAATGCCTAGAGCCTAAATCTAGTATGTCTTAACCATTCCACCAAGAGGGCATTGGAGGGAAGCACTATATGTATGTGCTATTACTGTTATCTTACAGGGATAACAAACCCTAAGTTTATATTACCATCTCTATAAGTGCTAACTTGTAGTGCTCTTGCAATGAGCTGGTCCCCTTGCTTGATGGTATAGCTGAGGATTAACTTTGCTTATAGAAGAGTGGGAGTAGAGAGAATCGAACTCACATAGCCAGAGACATCAGATTTACAGTCTGAACTAATTCACCACATTAAAGTACTCCCAAAATGTTATCCCACTGAGGCTTGAACTCAGAACCCACTGGTTAAAAGCCAGTTACTCTACCTATTGAGCTATGGGATATTATAGTACTGAGGGTAGGACTTGAACCCACTGTCTTGAGTGTATAAGACTCCTGCATTTACCAGTTGTGCTACCTCAGCATTGATGGTCTTAGGGTGTAGCAGAGATTTGAACTCTATCCTCTGGAGCCACAATCCAGTGCTTTAGCCAATTAAGCTAACTACACAGTTGAGATGAAGAGACTTGAACTCTTGACCCCCACCTTATCAGAGTGGTGCTCTAACCAACTGAGCTACATCTCAATACAATCATTAGTTACTTGGGTCCCCAGGATTAACTATACCCAATATAACTTTCTGAGTCTCCACTCTCTCCTGTTCTATAGTCTCAAACTCTAAGTCAAATAGACCTTCCAAGCATGAGAACTTCATCTTCTTCTCTTTAACTTCCTTCTCCAGACTTCTTACTAACTCTCTGGCTGAGTTTAATTCATCTTCAGTCTCAATAATGTTATTATAAAGGCCAATAACCATCTGTTCAGCCTCAGGTCTGAATAACTCTGAGCTCTTAAAATGAACCTTCTTAATCTTTCTTCTGTCTTCTACTTCTACTAACATAATTTCACTACTTTAAGTTGCTGGAGAGATAGGACTTGAACCTACTATCACCTGTTTAACAGACAGGGGCTATATAACCACTTAAGCTTCTCTCCAATATACAAACAGGGGTGTTATAGCACACCCCCAAAGCTGAAAAATCAAACACTAAATTATAAAACATGAAATATGTAAGTGGATACCTGTGGGACTTGAACCCCAATGTCTCAGTGCAAGTGAGAAGTGTTAGCCAATTACACTACAGGACCCATGCTGGAGTTTATTTTTATTTGGTTACAACTCCTTAACTTCCATTCTTAGTGGACTCTGTGTGAGCACTAATAGTATAGGTACTAGGGCTCGAACCTAGGACAACTAGCTCCCAAAGCTAGCATTCTACCAACTGAATTACACCTATATGTTGTATAGCACCATTAGTGTAGAGCCTGCTATACTATGGCTCCCCATACCATCCAACTTAAAAGAGCTTAAGTAGTAAGCCTTCAGGTATGAACTCCATTTGAGCTATCTGCAAATGTGCGCCATTCTCTTCTCTAGAGAACCATTTACAGAAGGAAGCTTGAGTACTATTGTATTGGGTATGGGATTTGAACCCATGATGACCACCTTGAAAGGGTGGTGACTTAACCAGCTTGTCCAACCCAACATAAGAAGCTATATCTATCTTCACAGACCAATATAGCTATGAGTGAAATCCCATTCTTTAACATTATGAAAACAATCCAAAGTTACTCCAATTGGACTTGAACCAATATTATGAGAGCCAAAATCTCATGTGATAACCAGTTACACTATGGAGCAATGTAGGGGATACAGTTCAAATATACAATTTTAGGTGTCATCAAGCTCATTGAAATGGAGTCTGTATCCCCCTATATACTATTCTTACTTCTCTGCAAAGGTATGTAAAATACTTGAGATATGCAAATACTTAGTGTTAACAAATGTCAAGTCATTGACTCTCAGTGCATTCTATACCACCAGAAGTCTTTATTAAGTGGCTTGTCCACTAAAACTATATTTCTCTAATACTCCTTAGAGACTAACTTGTTGTTAACAACTGTAAGTCCAGCTAGCTTATTAGCCCACTTCTCAGTGTAGAAGTGATAGTAGTTAGTATTCTTACATGTAGTTCTATGCATAGCTGCATGTACAATTGAGGGTAAACCAATCACTAGTAAATAGAATGGTCCTAGTATCTTTGATTGTTTAACATGCCCACTCTCATGCTTAATAGTCATAGCCAGATCACTGTATCTCTGATACACAAAGATATACTTGCCTAGTGTTACTCCACCATTACTTCTCTTCAGATAGCATTCATACTCAGCATCTTCTTGTACTCTACTAATGATGTCTTTACTAATGATGGCTTTGTATCCAAGACCTATTAGATTCTGTGGTAATTGCCATATCCAATCATTTACAAACTTCAATACTTTATTCATAGTTCTATGTAATTATACTGCAAAGATATGTAATTTAATCCACAATTCCAAATATAATTGATTTTTTTTTTATTTTATTTTCTAGAGAGTGTTTTTGATGTGTAGGTGTGAGTTCTAATTAACTCATGGTCCCCCCTTGGTTTTGAGTTTGGGGTTATCCCCCTGTCATGTTTGAGAGGGATTACTCCATTCATGCATCTGAGTATTAATCATTTAAAATCATTTATGTTATGAGACCTAAGAGAATTGAAGTAAGTACAATTAATGAGAGTGGTATAGTTAATGCTACTGAAGGCTGGTTGTTAGAAGGCACAGAGAAGCTAAATAGCAGAGGTACAGCCTATGTTGATAATAAAGTCATTAGTGTTAGATACTCTACAGTATGTGGTTGGTATATTACCAGCATGGAGGCATTGCCTGAAGCACTGTTGTCATCACTAATATCAGTCTATGATCTACACATTGCTGAGATCGTACTATATGCTAGATTCCATGATGTGTGTAGTGATGCTGCATTCTATTATGAAGTAGATGTTGAGGAGTTAGAGAATTTAGTTATTCATAGATGGGATATCCACACTAGATAACACTTGCTCATTACTTCTCCCATATTCTTGAATCATTAAACTTACATCTTATGAAGACTATTGTTATGTTGTCAGTACTACTGGCTATGGCACTCTGTTTATGCAGTGCCATGAGAGAGGTTCATCACCTCTCTCAAGAGAATAAGTATCTTGAGTTCAGACTGGACTCTATAGTTAAGGACCTTGGTTGTGATGAGTTATAGGCTCATCACTCCACCTAAGTATTTGAATATAAACCAATTAAATTATACAGTTATGAATATCTTTAGTACACTTAAGAGTTATGCAGGTAAATGGAGTTTCAAATCTAGTAGAGAGTTTACTCCAGAGGAGCTTGCTTGTGTTAAGGAAGCAGTTGTTGTTCCATCAGAGTATGGTAACTCATGTTGCTTTCATATGGTTGCTGGTAATGATAAGTATATACCAATGGACAGAGATTCCACTGTTCCTGTTGGTACATTCATTGACCTCTCCAAGGCTAAGTTAGTTACACTTTGCAAGGATGGTGAGGCTGATATTATCAGAGTTTCTATCTAATAGTGAGTGAGGGTTAATCCCTCACTTTCTTTTTTCTTTCATGCATGGTAGCAACAAAAAAAAAAGAACCCAGAGCAATTAAGCCCTGAGTTCTCTGAGTTGGTTCTAAACATATCTTATAGCTCTCTACAATTCAACTGGATACAATTATCCCCTAGGCTTGGGCATAAAAGTCAATATACACTTTATAGTTGGGCGGTTATATCAAATCCCCTATGGCTCTATTTACCTCTGCCTTTTCACATGGTTCTTGGCTAGAGCACCAACTGTTATATGTATATCATTTGTGAGTATATTGGGGACACCTTTCTATTATTTATAGATACTACCCAACTTCTGACCTGCTATTACTCTCGCCTCACAGGTGATAAGCTCAGAACCAATAAACTTTACTCAGCCACAAAGATAAGTATAATAAATGAGATATGCAAATAATTTAATAAAGTTTAACTAGTATGCTAGCAACAACCACCAGAAGTATTATTAGATTAAGAGCAAGAAGTAATAATTAACCTCTATTTACTTACTACTTCTGGTGGGATAGGTGGCAACAAGTAAGCAACAACAACTATAAGCAAAGCTCATTACTCCTCCCTTGTCCTTGGTTGGTTGGGTTGAGTTATTAGCTATAAGTCATTAGCTATAAGTTAAGAGTATAGCTCATTACTCCTCCTGAGCTCCTGGTGTGCTTGCACACTATAACTAACATATATCAATTAACATTTAACAATTAGCATTATGAACATTTTTAGTAGTTTAAGAACCTATGCAGGTAAGTGGAATTTCAAGAGTTCAAGAAAGTTTGAAGCAGAAGAATTGGCTGCTGTATCCAGTGCTGTAGTAGTAGCATCAGAGTATGGAAACAGTGCTATGTTCACTATGGTAGCTGGTGGTAACAAGTACATTCCAATGAGCAATGATAGCACATTGGGAGTAGGTGATACCATTGATTTGGCAAAGGCTGAACTGGTGACTCTTGAGAAGGATGGAGAGAGTGATATTGTAAGAGTGAAAGCTTAATAGCTGAGTATTTGATTGGGTAGAGGAATAACCACATTATTCCCTTACCCTTTCATTTCATTCCAGCAATAAGCAAGAGCAATACATAATTGTTTATACTGTCAATACATCATGGAAGGATACATCATAGCAGTAGTAATAGTAACAGTTTTAGGCTTCTGGTTTACTGCAAAGGAGGAAAAAAACTGGAGAGACAGACAGAAATAGAGTATGTTTAACTATTAAATGAGCAACAAGAGAACCAATGTTTGTTATAGCCTGCTTGTTTACTGAACAATAGTAAGTAGACAAGATAACATAGGGGGCTAAAACCTATGAGATAACTATGTAGATTTGCAGAATATATCAGTTCTGATAATCTGTTATAGATGGATTCAACAGTATAGTACACCGCATGAAAGTTAGACAGAATGTACAATCATAAGCCTTTAATTGCAAAGCAGATTAAAAGCATCTTTCTAGTCAACAAGTAAAGGAAAAGCCAGTTAGGTTAGACGTTACTAAGAACTTGGATACTATAATAGATTATCATATAAGGACACAAATAAGAGCCAGGTAGTTCAAAAGGTGAGAATACATGTTAACATATTAATATTGAGATTATGAGTTCAACTCTCATACTGGCTCCAATTAACAATCAAACTAAATACATTATCAAATGAGAAATAGAATTAACAGAGTAGCTATTGCCAGTAGTAATAGCTATTCATTGAGTAAGAAAGCTCATATCAACATGTTGAAAGAGAACCATGAGAGCAATGCTGCATTGTTCATGAGTATAGCAGGCAAAGAGTTAGATGAACTGACTCAGTTTGAACTTGGAGTACAGAGACAAATAGCTAAATACAGAGAGGAGAAAGCATCATGAAACATATCATCATACTATTATTTAGTCTATTGGTTTTCACATCATGTAGACCAGAAGTAACCTCTCTTCTTAACTACCCCTCTGCTGTTGTAGTTGATAAGGGAACAGGTTGGACTGCATATCATGTAGATATCAGATACAAAGATTCAACTAATACTTATGTAGTTGAGTATCTCAAAGTATCTAAATATGAATATGATAAATACAGTGTAGGAGATACCATCAAATGAAGACAATGCAAGACTTTAAAAAAGAACATATGTTGAAAGAATACAGTAATCTTGGAGGCTTACTCAAAGGTAAGCTCCAAAGCACCAGAGAAGGTGTTGTTATTGCAAGTAGAAAACTCCACTGTGCTACAGTGACTATTATTGAGACAGGTAAAGATAGTGCAGGCAGATCTATATTTGCCAGAGTGAGAGATAGAAGAGAACCTATCTTGATTGGTAGCATTGTTAAGTATCAGATGATTAACAATGATGATGCAGTTATCTTAGACTAACAATATACTAGCAGGAGCAATATCATAAGCGTAATTTGATAACTCTTGATTGACAGTCAGCATCTATGCTCCTGCTAGTTTTAAACATATAAGGATATGAATATAGATGATATAGAAAGAGCAGTTAAGCTCAAGAGGCAAATGGATAACCTCAATGGTATTATTAAGGACATAGAAAATGACCCAGATGTTGAGTTGAAGGTTACTAAACCATTCAAATACTCATATGGTGAACTTACACTATGTACTCTGAGTGATGACTGTAAGGCTGCAATCATTGAGCAACTCAAGAAGGAGCTCAATGAGATAGAATGTGAGGTTAAGAAGCTATAAGACATAACTATTTGAAAATTTCAATCTATTGTTGAATTGGTTTGTAACATTTCAAATGTAAGTTTGATGGGCTCAGGCAGTGTGTGAACATAGTCTGAGCTAAATTTTATTAACTCTAAAAACAAGTAATATGGATAAATACATAGGAATAACTGTAAGCTATACAGGTATACCTATAACAGTAGATGTAAGGGATGTTAGTACAAGATTCTGCAACAACTCTACATCTCATAGGTTAATCATTAGAGAAGAAACTGTACTTGAAGACAATCTTAGGGTGTTTGATATAATAGCAGTAAGAAGATATAACAGCTATGAATGGGCTATAATAACCTTAATCCTACCTGAACATACTGAGGTTTCAACATGTTTACCAATATCTGGTGCAACAATTAAGTATGCTATGTTGCAAAGAACAGGTAGAATCAGTACAATATGCTCAAATGGTAATAAACCTAGAGGGCTATATACTGTAGTTTCTCAAAGTAAAATTCTTAATAACAATCATATGGAAACAAGAAATGTAAGTATCACTCTAGAACAAGCTAGAGAGTGGTACAAGAGTGATAATGCAGCTCTTAAAACAATAGCATTAAATGCATTCAAGGACTGGGAACTTGAGGAGAAGTTTGAAGATATAGTGAAAGACCTTACTTATACTTCAATATGCAGACCAGTACCCACATGTGATGCAGAACGTATTAGTGCCTATGCTGACTTATGTAAACTTGCTAAAGCACTGAATGGTGATTGGGTAAGAAAGCCTAAAGAGAAAGCTTGGTTCTTCTCTGGTGCAACCTCTGTTAATGGTAATGGTTGCAAAACCCTTGAGACTCTATATCATATAGATGGCAACTTCCTAGCATTGGTGTACTTCAAAGACATGAGGACAATCAACAAGGCTGGAGAGATCATACTCAGAGAGTGGGACAGATTTAAACCACTATTTACTTGAACTGTTTTGTTTCATAATATAAAGTTTTAGTTAATACTAAGAGTGAATTCAGTCTGTGAAGATAGAGTGAACAACTTCATACAGTGTGAGTACTTCTAGTGTCACACTGTATGATTTATGCACCAATAGCTCAGTGGATAGAGCAACTAATTAGAGAAGATAATGACTCCTTAGTTCAGTGGATAGTAACAATGGTCTTCTAAACCATAAACCCCAGTTCGAGTCTGGGAGGAGTCACTATCAATGATTAGAATGAACTAGTCTGTGACAGTTTGAACATAACAACTGGCATTTTGACAGCTCATCTAATATCTTTTTATCAGAGAATAGTAACTCTCCAAGCAGTAGGTCCTAGGTTCAAATCCTAGTTGGTGTACGATGGTCTTTATATACACTAACCTTCACCCATGAAGGATTGTGACCTCTTACATAGTAATGTCACTTTCTTAGATTCAATAAGAAGTGTTGTGTTGGTTAGCAGACTACTGCCAATACCAGCTACTCCTGAAGGTAACAGGTTATCTAGTAGCTGGTATTTAACTTTGAAACCAATAATAATAGATATGGATGCATTAGAACTTATCAACAAGTATGGATTTAACAGTGAGACAGCTATGGATATTGGCTGTCAGTTAGCTCTTGCCTCTACTGAATTAACAGATGAGGAGTATATTGAATTGCACAATAATACAGTACTAGCAGTAAGAACATATTGTGAACTACATGGTATTAGTGAGGCTGATTTGGATGATTTCTTAGTAGAAGTAAATGAATATTCAATGAAGTGATGGAAGAACAAAGAGTATCTCTGCAAGTATCTTACTTACTAGCAGAACATGGGTTCTATGACAATAGACCTATTACTGTAATACCCACTCAATCATTAGTACAGAAATGGCTAAGAGAGAAATATGGAATACATCTATGGGTAGAGGTGGGTTATGGTGATGACATACAATACTGGATTCACCTGAGAAATGGAGAGCACTGTAAGAATAGTATCTGCAAGTATCTGTTATATACTACATATTACTATTCTTATGAAGAGGCTCTTGAGGCTGGATTAGAAGAAGCATTAAAACTTATATAATATGGAACCATTTACAATATTACTAACATTCTTAATTGTAATGTTAATTATAGGAAGTATACTATACTTCCACTGTAGAGGTGAGTGTATCAAGCAGAGTGAACCACCTATCAGAGTAGGAGATAAATACACTGATAGCACAGGTGAGATCATTATAGTAACTATTATAGATAATCACTACAATAGAATATGGTACTTCAGGTTTACTGAGTGCTATCCTGCTGGGTATTTGACTTGGACATATGCTTCAGACTTTAGAAGGAGATTCACTATTAAATTGGATAAAGATGGAGAAGAGTAATGGAATAATTGCAGTAGTGCTTACACTCTTTATAGTTGTGGTCTTTTATACTTACTATCGCAATATGTTAAAGTATGAGATGGAGATTATTAGGCTTAGAACTCAACTGAATGAGTGTAATGAAGAGATAGATAAAGCAGTTAAAGAAAAGCTTGAGACTGTTGTTGATGACTTTCCTATTAAAGAAGGAGATATATGGGCTTATAAGACTCCAACAGGTAGGATAGCATTTACAGGTATTGTTAGACATGTGGATAGAGATACTGGAATGGTTAATTACTACTCTAGTATAATCCATCCTGTAGGTGTACATGTTACAAGAGATGTTGCTGACTTCTTGAATTTATTTAATACTAAGCTATCATGACAAGAACAATACTTATAATATATCTGATAGGAGTCATATTGAATCCTATCAGTTTCCTGCTATTGTATAAAGCAAAGAGGTGGGATTACACTTGGGGTACATTACTATTCAGTATTTTTGTATCATGGCTTTCATGGATACTGGTGCTGCTTAATATTGTAGAGGGGCTTAAAGATAAAACCTTAATCAAGTTTGACAAATGACTAAGGAAGACTATAGGAGAGAGCTAAGACTGTGTGCCTATGGACACCATAAGGTAAGACAGAATAGATTTGGAGTGTGTTGGTGTGTTAGATGTGGCTACTTGTTTAGAAACATAGAGTATACACCATTACTTGAAACTGATAAACTATTAATCAAGTAGATATGAAATTAAAGAGACTAGGTAAAGGTGGGAAGGTATTCATGTTAGTAGCTTCCTGTGACGGTATTAACCTCAAAATGATAGCAAAATGTGTAAAGTAATGAGTATAGCTGAGAGGCTAAAAGATGCCCCAAAAGGTACAAGACTGTGGTGTACTATACTTGGGGAAGTGGAGTTGGTAGGTGTAGATTGGAGTAGAGCTGATTATCCTATTAAGGTAGTTAAACCTAGCATAGATATGGATGAAATCCTTACTAAGGATGGCAGACTATATTCCAGTGCTCTTGAAGCTGATTGTATTCTATTTCCAAGCAAAGACAACAGAGACTGGAGTACATTTGATATTACACCAGTTGATACTCCATGTATGGTTAATAACAGTAATAATGCCAATGATTGGCTGCTTAGATATTATGCTAAAAATGGTAGATTATTTGATAGTCAACTTAGATCTAGCGATGTTCCTTCTGTAGAGAGCCTACAATTCACTAGTAGGTGGAAATATACTGTACCAGTATCTAAGTTTGATTTCACCAACCCAGCAGCAAACTTTGAAAGGAGTATAGTATGAATGTAGCACAGAAATTATTGAATGCACCAAAGGGGACTAAATTATATAGTCCCCTATTTGGTGAGGTGACACTTGTTAGAGTAGACCCAGCAGAAGCATGGAGGGATACTAAAGTAGGAATAGAAGTATTAGTTGTTAATAGAAACACAACTAGAGCCTTTCTGAATGATGGCAGGTACTATGACTATAAAAATAGTGAATGTCTGTTACTCCCTAGCAGAGATATACGTGATTGGTCACTTGTGAAAGTCTTTAGAGAGGATTTGTCTGAAGGTACTCTATGCCTTGTAAGTGATGCAACAGAGTTTATCTCATGTGGTAAGATAAATCCATCTTATGGCAGTATTAGATACTATAGAGGTGAGGGAACTTGTTCAGGTAGTATGGAAGAGGGTGATACACCATTTCACTGGAAACATATAATTCCTCTGAGTAAAATTGATTTCTATAACCTTGTTTATAAAGAAGAAGATGACTATGGCAAATATGCTAATTGAGTTCTTCCTACTGGGAGTGGTAGGAGGACTGTTAGGACTATTCTATAGGAATTGTCTTAAACCAGAAAACATGATATTCAACTGGTGGTACTACAAGGTACTTAAGCCTTGGGCTGAGGTTGAAGATGACTTGAATGAGAATGAATGTATTAGTATGAAGCCAACTAAGTGGCAGAAGTTCCTAGCATTCATTGCATATCCATTAGGTTATTGTATCTACTGTAGTACTACATGGATAACATTCTTTCTTGTTGCTATATACCTGTCTGCCTGGACTATATTACCAGACTGGCAGACTATAGTAATAGGTACTCTCTTTGCTACTGGTGTACAACACTTAATAGTAGTATGTGCTTGTAGGTGGATTATACATAAACATCCAGATAACCTATGATTCTTATAGCTAAAGGATTACAACTACTGGTTGCTTTTATATTGTTTGTCATAGCTGGTGTGTTTGGTATAGTGCTACTGTTCTTAGGTGCTAAAGAGCCATTCTCACCAGCTATGGGTGTGCTTGATTATGTAATAGATTTATAACTATGTCATATGAATATGGAAAGGGATACATCCCAGAACTGTGGTATTGAACCAGAAGAAGTGATTATAACAGAAGAGGATTTGACCATTGAGCCTATTGTATTAGAGCCAGTGGTCATTGACTTTGATTTAGACTAATAGTAAACTAAAAAAAAAGTCATGAAAGAACAAAAGAAGCCTGAATGGGCAATGCAGTTAGTGAATGAGGAGTTAATCAACAAGGGTATTGAAGTCCTGAGGAAGCCAGATGAGAGTGAGGACCCTCTTAAGAGTCCAGAGTTCTTGGCTGATATCCTTGAAAAGATTAAAGGCAGAACTAATGAAGAGGTAGTTGAGGTACTCAGTATGATGTACACTATCCTTCCCAAAGAAGCTCAAGAGGTTGTAGGTTATGTCTTCATGCCTCTAGAGGCTAAGGCAGCTATGTTGGTTACACATCTTGCTAGAAACAATTAAAAATTGAACAATGAGTGATGTTAAAGTAAGTCTCACTGTTGCTCTACAAGGTAGAACAATGGTGAGCCAAGAGACAGCTGATGCTCTTGAGAAATTAAGTCCAGCAGGTGGTTATGACAGAACATCAATTGAGGTGTCAGGTCCAGACCACAAAGACAGAGAAGTTATTGTCATCAGAACTAGAAAGAGTATTCCAGCTACTCAGACAATCAACTTGAGCGAAGAGGCATACAACCATATGATTAGTTCAGAAGGTTGCCCATTCTTCCTCAAGCAGAGACACTGGAATGCTCTCAAGACTAAAGAGAGATTGGCTATCCATATAGAGAGAATTGCACAGCAACTAGGTGGTGTAGTGCTCTCTTGCCAAGTCCTTGAAGACTAACTGATGGGGGGGGTGATATATGAGATATGCTTACCTTAAAGAGAATAGTGATACATATTATCCTGTAAGTAGGTACTTTGGTAGATGTACTGACTACATTGGAGGAGTAGCAGATATGTTATGTAAGGAGTTCCCTTCCCCTGAATCTGCTATTTACATAGTAGTAAGAGGCACATCAGGCTGTATACTTGGAGGAGCAGTCAGTTATATTCTAAAGAGAAGACACAGAGAGGTATATATTGTAGTATCAAGAAAGAGTCAGTCTCATGGATATAACATGGAGGGTATAGAAGGGTATGACAGTGAAAAGGATATACTTGTAGTTCTTGATGACTTCATCTCTAGTGGTGATACTATAAAGAGAATTGTTGAGGATATACAGGATGGCCTGAGTTCTCCATATCATCTTAATGCCCTATGTGTAAGTACACCTCTAGGAGAAGATATGCACTATTACAACACACCTACTATTAAGGGTATTATTGGCATGTTTGATATTGTTATCTGTAATGAGTACATTAAACCAAGCATAAAGGATGGTAACTTATAGTATAGTATTTCTAATAATAGTATTCTCACTTCTTATAAGAGGCTTGTATAAAAGGTACAAGCCTCAATTTGACCTAGTTAAATCAGGCAACAAGTACATACTGCTTCTATGGTATTACAAGTATGATGATTGGGAAGATAGGGAGAGAGTTTACACAAAACTATTCACAGTATGAGTATTAACTTTGTAAAGATAAGGGACATTGAAGAGTACAAGAAAGAGAAGTTTAAACCATAAAAAAAAAAGATGAAAGAAGCAATTTTACTGACAGATGGTTATAAGTTGGACCACAGAAGACAGTATCCACAAGGTACTGAGTATGTGTATTCAAACTGGACACCAAGAAGCTGTCATTATTTCCCTGAAGCAGAGGAAGGAGCTGTTGTATTTGGGATTCAGTACTTCATTAAGGAGTATCTGATGAAGAGATTCAAAGAGGATTTCTTTGATATGCCTAAAGAGATGGCTGTTGCAGGATTTGCAAGAAGAGTTAACTCATTCTTAGGACCTAATGAAGTAGGTACTAAGCATATTGAGGAACTGTGGGATTTAGGTTATCTACCTATCAGAATCAAAGCATTGCCTGAGGGCAGTCTGTGTCCTATAAGAGTGCCTGCATTGACCTTCATTAACACTCATCCTGATTTCTTCTGGCTGACTAACTACTTTGAGACTCTCATATCAACTACATTGTGGTTGCCTATGACAAGTGCAACAAGTGCAAGACTGTATAAGAAGGAGCTGGTAAGACATGCAGATAAGACTGGCTTTAGTCCTGATGTTAATCTGGAGTTCCTTATTCATGACTTCTCTATGAGAGGAATGGCTGGTGTTGAAGCTGCTATTATGTCAGGCATGGCTCATATGACTGCATTTTGTGGCTCAGAAACCATTCCTGCCATTGAAGCACTGGAAGAGTACTACAATGCAGATGCAGAGAAGGAGTTAATTGCAGCTACTATCCCTGCAACTGAGCATTCAGTGATGTGTGCTGGAGGCAAGGTAGATGAGTTTGAGACATTCAAGAGACTCATTACAGAGGTATATCCTCAAGGCTTTGTGTCTATTGTATCTGATACATGGGACTACTGGAAAGTGATTGTTGATTACCTTCCTAGACTAAAGGATGAAATCTTAGCCAGAGATGGTAGAGTGGTTATCAGACCTGACAGTGGAAACCCTGTTCACATCATTGCTGGATACAATCCTGATGACTTTAATAACCAATCAGAGAAATTTAGGTTCATCAATAATGAAGGTATAGCTGTATATACTGGAACCTATGAGATGCTTTGGGATATCTTTGGTGGTACTATCAATGAGAAGGGCTACAAAGTACTTAATCCTAAAGTAGGCATCATCTATGGTGATTCCATTACTCTTGAAAGACAGAAGGAAATCTATAAGAGGCTGGAGCAGAAAGGATTTGCTGCTACTAACCTTGTACTTGGTGTAGGTTCATATACCTATCAGTATAAGAGTAGAGACAGTCTTGGATTTGCTATGAAAGCTACATGGTGTCAGGTTAATGGTGAGGGGAGAGAAATCTTCAAGGACCCAAAGACTGATGATGGTGTGAAGAAATCTCTCAAAGGTCTTATCTGTGTTACTGGTGGTCTGAAAGGTGCTGAATATAAAGCAGTTGACCAAGCAAGTAAAGAACAAGAGGCTATTGGTTGTCTTGAGACTGTCTTTGAAGATGGTAAGTTAATCAGAGAGTTCTCACTTGAAGAAGTAAGGAGGAATTTGAATGCCACTATCCAGCCATGATTATGCCTCTGCAACAATCTGTAGTAACAGATTAGTTAGAGAGTGGAACAAATATGAGGGTAAACTGGTAGTTGCTTTTGACTTTGATAATACAATCTTTGATTACCACAATGCTGGTTTGGATTGCCATCAGGTCATTGGACTACTAGGCAAGTGCTCTGACTTAGGTTTCATAATGGTACTATTCACAGCTAATGATGATGCTAAGAAGTTAGCATGGATGAAGGAGTATTGTGAACATTATGGAATCAGAGTTGACTATATTAATGAGAGTCCAGTGATGCAGACTAAGAAGCCTTACTATAACATCCTATTAGATGATAGAGCAGGCTTGGATAGTGCATACACTATACTTGAAGATGCAGTAGATAGAATTGAAATCTTAATGATGAACAAATGCAAATCTTAAATTTAGTTAGACCAGACAAGAGTGATATCAAGTATCACATCAGTAGATTCCCTGATGGGGATGTGAGATTAGAGCTGGAGGGTATAAACAGGAAGGATCATACACTAATCATTTGTAGAATCAGAAATGCGGAGGAACTCTACATACTGATGCAGGCAGGTGACATTCTTAATAGGCATGAAGTGAGAATCTCATTGCATATCTATTATCTTATGGGTATGAGAATGGATAGAGTTATGGACTTCAATATGCCTTTCAGCCTGAAAGTAGTTACCAACATGATTAATAGTATTAATCCTGCTGAGGTGCATATATTTGAACCTCATTCAGAGGTGACAACAGAGTTAATCAAGAACTGGTGGGCTAACTTGTCTCATCCTATGCCTAACTTCAGTGAATATCTGCCTATGTTGCCTGATGCAGGTGCAGCAGCTAGATATGAGTTCATGTATGGTACTCCTGTCCTTAAGGGTAATAAGGTAAGAGACCCTGAAGGTGGAATCACAGAGTATAGTATAGTGAGTGAGGAACTTCTTGCTGATGAAAATCACAAGGGTAAGCCTGTCATAGTACTTGATGACTTATGTGATGGAGGTAGTACATTTGTTGAGCTGGCTAAGACTGTCAAGGCTATTGACCCTGACAGGAAACTGGCAATCTGGGTAACTCACATGGTCAACAAACTGGGTATTGATAGACTGAAAGAATGGTATGATGAAATCTACTTCACCAACTCCTACAAGGATTGGGATGAAGAGATTACTGACTACACCAAGCAAGATCAAATCAGAGTAATCAAAGTGGTATAATCATGAAACAGAGATTAATTAACATCTTACTGATCATAGCTATTGTGTCTCTAGGAGTACTTGTATTCCTGGACCACAAAACTATGGAACAGTGCAAACCTCCAGCCTATACTAAGCTGGAGCAACCAGAGTTCCTTGATATGGAACTGAGTGATAGTACATTACTGAAAGCATTGGTTTATTATGAGGTCAAGGAACCTCTGATAGTATTAGCACAAGCCAAGTTGGAGAGTGCTAATTATAAATCAAGGTTATGTAAGGAGAAGAATAATATCTTTGGACTATATAACAGTAAAGCTAAGCAGTATTATAACTTTGACCATTGGACTAACTGTATATTAGCATATAAGAATATGATTGAATACAGGCATCAAGATGGGGAAGACTATTATCACTTCTTGCTCAGAATACAGTATGCAGAGGACAGCATGTATATCAGTAAGGTTAAATCAATTGTAAGTAAATTACCTCCGTAGAATGACTAAAGAAGAAGTAACTGAGGAGATTCAAGCAATAAAGAATAACAATGTATTACTGGAGTTACCAACAAGCTTTGGAAAGAGCAAGCAGGCTTTAGATATTATGACCAGGAAGAATCCTGACACTGTATTGATAGTAGTGCCAAGACTGGTTCTTATCAATAGCTGGAAGGATGAGTTCACTAAATGGGGTCTCAGTAATTGGCTTAATAAGGTAACATTCAGCACATATGTAGGACTGAGGAAGTTTGAGAATGCAAAGTTTGATATGGCTATCTTTGATGAATGTCACCATCTCACTGACAGAGCATTAGGTTATGTGGATAGCATGACTATCAAGTATTCCACACTTCTCTCAGCTACTGTTGCCAAGCTTAGAGACTATCTTAAGATATACTTTGATAACTTATATTGTTATAGGGTAACAGCAAAGGAGGCTATTGATAATAGTATTCTTCCTGACCCCAAAGTGTACTTGATAGGCTATAAGCTTGATAATACAGTCAGGTCTGAATTGTTTGAAATAAAGTCAAGTAAGAAGGGCAAGAGAATAATCTGTAATGTAGAAGATAAGTGGAAATATCTTAAAGACAAGTCCTATGGTACAGTTATATTGAGAGTAACTCAACAGCAGTATATCATAGAACTTAACTCTAAGATAGAGTACTGGAAGAATATGTACTTTAGAAAGAAGAATGAATCCTTCAAGAACAAATGGCTACAGCTTGCTGGAGTAAGACTTAAAGTTCTGAGTACATTTAAGAACCCTATTGTTAAACAACTTCTGGTGAAGTTGAATAAGAACAGGGTACTGACCTTCTGTAATTCCATAGAGCAGACTATGGTATTAGGGGATAACTATATCAACACTGAAAACAAGGACTCTGGTATAGTACTTAGTGATTTCAACCAGAAGAAGATTAATCATATAACATCATGTAACATGCTCAATGAGGGTGTAAACTTGGTGGACTGTCAAGTTGGCATCTATGCTAGTGTGAACAGTAGTGATATATTGATTAAACAGAAGCTGGGAAGAATACTAAGACACCCTAATCCTGTTCTCATTATACCTTATTACAAAGGAACAAGAGAAGAAGAGATAGTTGGCAAGATGCTTGAAGACTATAATCCTGAATTGATAACTGAGGTAGATAACTTAAATCAGATAGTAATATGACAATAACAATAAGTGATGATGTGTGCAGCAAGTATGGGCTAACTATGGCTGAAGTACTTGCCCTGACTATAGTCAAGTCTGGAGCAGATGTGCCTTCATTGTTTGCTAATCTTGAGGAGAAGAAGGCTTTAGTTAAGGATATGTTTGGCAAGTATCTTGTTACTATGGGGTATGATGAACGAATGTCTAGTGTACTATTAGATTCTGATAAGTACAGACAACCAGAGGATAGAATAGAGCAGCTTGCTCTTAAGATGATGGCTATGTTTCCAGCACAGAAGAAAGCAGGTTCTTCTCAATATTTCAGAGGTAACAGGAAAGATGTTACACTGAGGCTGAAGAAGTTCTTCAAACTGTATGGAAACACATATACAGATGAGCAGATACTAGCTGCAACCAAGCAGTATGTAGACTCTTTCAATGGTAATTATACCTATATGAGAGTCCTCAAGTATTTCATTTGGAAAGATGAAAGAAAGATGGATTCTGAGGGTAATACCTATATAAGTGAGGTATCTGACTTGGCATCATATATGGAGAATGAGGCAGCAGCTATTCTAGACTCTGATTGGACATCAACACTAAAGTAGTATGGCAGTTTATGAGAGAACCCTAGAAGGCCTTAAAGCTAGGAGGCAGAATCTACTAGATGGAGGTATCAATAGCATTCCTTCTACCTTCTCTAGGTTTAGAAGTGACTTCATTGGAGTAGAGCAATCTACATATTATTGTGTTACTTCTGCAACTAAAGGAGGTAAGTCTCAGTTTGCATCTTATACCTTTATCTTTGTGCCATTGTTGTATGCCTATTATAACAGACAGAAGGTAAGAGTCAAGGTCTTTTATTATGCTCTTGAGGAAACTCCTGAGAGAGTAATGCAGAGATTCATGAGTCATATCTTATTCCATCTGTCAGGTGGTAAGATCAGAGTCTCACCAAGAGATTTGAGAAGTTCTGATAATGGCAAGCCACTGGCACAAGAGATAATAGACCTGCTTGAAAGTCCTGAGTATGCTGCATTATTCAAGTTCTTTGAGGAGAGTATTGAATTTAGTACCACATCCAATCCTACAGGCATCTATAAAGAGTGCAAAAGGTATGCAGAGGAAAATGGTACAGTTCATACAAGGAAGTCTTCTTATAGAGGTGAGTTAGGTGAAATGGTTGATACTAACAGCTTTGACCATTATATTCCTAATGACCCAGGAGAATATAAGATTATCTTCATTGACCATATGGGATTGATAGATACTGAAAGAGGAATGAACCTTAAACAATCAATGGATAAGCTATCAGAGTATCTTGCTAAGTATCTTAGAAATAACTATGGTTTCAGTCCTGTTGTTATACAGCAGCAATCCTTTGAGAATGAGAGTAATGAGAACTTTACCAGTGGCAGATTGAGACCTACTGCTCAAGGTCTTGGAGATAGTAAGTATATTGCAAGAGATTGTAATATATTGCTGGGTCTGTTTAGTCCATTCAAGTTTGAACTACAAGACTATAAGAAGTATAACATCAATATCTTCAGAGACAATATAAGGTTCCTTGAAGTGCTTCTTAACAGAGATGGTGAGATGGGTGGATTATGTCCTTTATTCTTTGATGGTGCAGTATGTGACTTCAAAGAACTTCCCTTACCTCAGGAGACTGAGAAGATAAAGGAGGTATACAAGTATCTGGATTACATTAGAGGAGAAGAACATGGTAAGCCCATATTCATGATGACTTCTGGTGGAGTTCATAAAAGGTGGAGTAGAAATTTGCAAAGGTGGAAAAGATTAGTTACCTTTGCACAGTTTAAAAACAAAGTAATTAAAGAATAGTATGGCAAAAGTGCTTGTTCTTGCAAAGAGTGGGTTTGGTAAAACAACTGCTCTGTGTGGGAGAAAGAAGTTTGATATTGAGGGGTTAAACCCAAAGGAAACCTTCCTTATTCAGTGTGCAAACAGAGAGTTGGCTAACCTTGACTATGTACTTATTGAGGGTGTAACTAAAGCTGATGACCTGATAAAGGTTATAGCTAATGGTAACAGACTTCAAGTAGGTAACATAGCTGGTCTTGAGAGGTTCAAAACAGTTGCAAAAGCTATTGAACTATTAGCTCAATCACCATTCAAGAACATTGTGGTTGATGATTTCAATTATCTCTCTCAGGATTATTATATGGCAAATGCCATGAAGGGTGGTTGGGATACTCCTAAGCAGATTGGTTATGGTATGGGACTTATCTTCAATGCATTTGAAGCTATCCCAACCAGAGAGAAGGACCTATTTGCTCTTGCTCATTATGAGGAGTACAAAGATAAGAATGGTGATTCCATATCTTATAAGTTCAAGACCACTGGCAATATGGTAGATGGTTATATCACACCAGAAGGTAAGTTTGATATAATCCTGTATGGTAAGGCTGATTGGGATAACACTAACAAGAGAGCTATTAAACAGTTTGTGACTGACTTTGATGGTGAATTTCCTGCAAAGGATAGTATTGGTGCATTGGATGAGTGTCCATTATATATCCCTAATGACTTAGGGTATGTGAAGAAATGTATTGATGCTCACTATCATAGACAATGACAAGGGATGAAGTAGTTAAGTTAGTGGTGGATTGTTTTAGAGGTGAGATAGGCTTCATAAACCCTTCTATTAAGAAAGATATCATAGTTAACTACTGTGTTAAACGTGGTAAGAATCCACAGATGTCTGTGAAATTTGTTCAGTTGCTAAGTATGAGTGGACCACTCCTGAATCAGTGTTTCCTTGATGCTTTAGAAGTGCTGAGCAAAGAGCACAATGTCAACATATTATATGATTTAAGAAAGGCCCCTAATAGGGTGTTGTCAGTATTTTAATTAAAGAAAACATGAAAGAATTATCAAGATTTGAACTTGCAAACTGCAAGAGAACTGCAAAGAGTGTTCAGCAGTTCAGAGCAAAGAAGAACAGACTAGAAGAGAAAGTAGCTGTACTTCAGAAAGAGTTGGATACCATCAATGCAGTTATTGAGAAGTATGAGGCTCCTATCATTGAATTGACTGGTGGGTTCACTTCAGAACAAGTGCTCAATGGTGAGATGGACCTGGCTTTAGCAAAAGAACAGAGTGCTGAACTTGCAGAGACTTTGAAAGAAGAGGAAGCTCCTGTTGAAGCAGCAACTGAAACAGTTGAAGAAGAGCAACCAGTAGCTGCTGAGCCTGCAAATCCATTTGGATTGGAGCCAAAAGATATCAATGGTCTCCCATTTGAAGTATAATTGAAAACATTGTAATATATTATAACATGAAGAAAGTTAATAAAGGTGCAGCTGTAATGATGGCTGTTGCAAGTGGTAGAGAATCAACAGAGAATACCAGAAAGTTCTACTTGGGTATTGGTGCTGTATATGTAACAGCAGTTAATCCTAACATGGCTCAGTTGAATGCATTCTATGGTTCTGACAATGTAACAGAGGAGCCTGAGTATGTAGGTGAGACTGAGGTTGGAGAGGACAAAGTGAAGACTCCTCAAGTAAAGATTGACTTCCTTGTAGTCACTGACCCAGTTAAGAACAATGGTATTGAAATGAAGACTAAGATTAGCTTCTACATTATTGATGCTTTCAGATACAACAAGGACAAGACTAAAGTTCAGGTTGTTGATAAATATGGTCAGTTTGCATGGCCCACTCTTGAAGAAGCAAGAGCTCATGCTATTCCTCAGTATGCTAATGGTCCTGCTAACCTTGATAAGGATTATAGACCTGCATTCATTGGTGAAGAGTTCCTGACTGACTTCATCAAGAAGTATCTGAACATTCCAAGTCCTTCTTATTCTTACAAAGACCAGAACACTGGTGAGCAGATTACTAAGGTACTTCCTAACCTTGATGATGCTCTTGCAAGACTTGATAATATCAAGGATTATTTCAAGGGTGACTTCAAAGAGTTGGAGAATGTGCTGAAACTCCAGCCAAGTAACTTGGTTAAGGCTGCATTTGGTGTGAAGACTACAGATGATAATAAGACTTATCAGACTGTATATACCCAGAAGTTCCTGAAGAATGTAATCACTGATTACAGCAAGCTGGATGAAGAGATTCAGAGTAGAAAAGAGAATGGTGCATATTCAACAACTGAGTTCAGTGTTGAGCCTCTGCATGAGTACAAAGTGGAGTCTACTGATTTCAGTGCACCTGCAAATGATTTACCATTTGGAGCACCTTCAGCACCTGCACAAAGTGGAGCTACTGCTGGTAGCAACCCACCCTGGCCTTGGGCAAAATAAGTAATAACCTGTAATTGAATTGATATATGGCAATTAGTAGTGGCTTGTCTAGTATAACCCTAAGTGATATACTCTGTAAGGTGAGTGAGTTTGATATACTCTATCACTATTTTGGTGTAAGTGATGTTCCTTGTATTATATCAAGTCCTTTGAGAGTGGATAGGAAACCATCCTTTGGTATTTATAGTACTGATGGTATCAGAATACATTGGAAGGACTTAGCTAAGAACTTAAGTGGGGGTCTATGGGATATGTTAGGAGAATATTGGGGAGTAAGTTACAAAGAAGTCTTGAACAGAATTTGGGAAGACTTACCTAATATAGCCACTACTGGCATCAAATCCAATAAAATGAGAGGACCAAGTGATACTAGGAACTATAGTGTAGACACTATTCTTGAATGTAAAGTAAGAGAATGGATGAAGCATGATATAGAATACTGGGAATTATTTGGTATATCATTGGACTGGCTTAGATATGCTGATATATATCCTATATCACATAAGATAGTGATTAAGGGCAATAACAGATATGTGTTTGTTGCAGATAAGTATGCTTATGCTTATGTAGAGAGAAAGGAAGGCAAGGTTACTTTGAAGATATACCAGCCATTCAATACTAAAGGTTATAAGTGGAGTAACAAGCATGATAGGTCAGTCATTAGCCTATGGACTAAAGTACCAGAAGAAGGTGATAAGATAATAGTCTGTTCATCAATGAAGGATGCTTTATGTATATGGGCAAATACAGGAATACCCTGTATAGCAATTCAAGGAGAAGGTTATGGTATGAGTGATACAGCAGTTAGTGAATTAAGGAGGAGATATAAAGAGATTTATATACTACTGGACAATGATGAAGCTGGGGTGCAAGATGCACTGAAACTATCTGAATCTACTGGATTCACTAACTTAGTATTGCCAGACTATGGAGCAAAAGATGTATCAGACTTATTCAAGCTCCTGCAAGATAAGAATAAGTTCAAAGAGGTGATTCTCAGCCTTATAAGTGGAGAGGAAATAACATTAAAAAACATCCCATTTTAAAATTTAAAGATTATGGAAGCTAGAAAAATTACTGTAGTTCTTAACAACAAGTCATCTCAGAAAACAATCATGTCAACAGCAGAAACTCTTGGTCAGCTGAAGAGAGATATGAGTAATGCCGGCATCAGCATATCAGGTATGGCATTCTATGAAGGTAGAACCAGAACTGAATTGAAAGATGATCAGTCTGTGTTGCCAACTAATGTTCCTGTGCCTGCTAAAGGTACAACTCCTGCAAGCACAACTAATGAGTTGGTGTTCATGTTGACTCCTGAGAACAAGAAGATCAAGAGTGGAGCTCTTGGTACTGAAAGATCAAACATCCTTGCTGAAATCAAAGCAAAGGGTCTTGGTAAAGCAGTTATGGAGAAGTTCAAAAAGAATGCGACTCAGGTAAGCACTAAAGAGCTTACTGTATTCCTGGCAGAGCAGAGCAAACCCAAATCAGCTAAAGTAACTAAAGCTGAGGCACTTCCTGTAGATGAGGCTCCTTCTCAGGCTGATATCACTCCTACTGTTGTCGCCGGTGTTGATGTAGAAGCAAGAAAACTCCTGCATGATTTGATTGAAACTCTGAGAGGTGAAGATGAACTGTATGAAGATTATAGTGATCTTGCAGATAGAGCAGATGAACTTGCAAATGGTGCTGATGAGCGCAATGGTCATGGTGGCTGTGGTGACACAGAACCTAAAGCTGAAGAAGGTCTCTCTGGTAGTGAGATTGATGATATGTTCTCATTTGTGGGAAGATAATAAGTTCAAGTAATAATAAGAGGTTGGTGAGTAATCATCAGCCTCTTTTTTTTTTGTAAGCAAAATGGAAGAAGTGAATAGAAGTACTATTATTGATAAGCATTATCAGAGACTGATAGAGAAACCTATGGAGATATATAAAATCTTCTGTGACTTCTTTGGTGAGGAGCTTGTTGATATACAAATGGTAAGCAGAGAGGACTATGCATCTAGCTTACTAGGTTATGAGAATAGCCGCCTAGTAAATATTTATGAAGCAGGTAGTATGGCTCCATATCCTAGCCATGTATTTATACTGGTAAGATTCCCAGAGGTTACAATCACTAATGAGTATGACCAATCTATAGATATATGGGAGTTATATGCTAGGGTTAAACTTGGCTATAATGGTAAGATGTTAGGTTACTTTACTCTCAACAGAGCTGAGTATAATACTGCCCAATTGAATAGTAACTATATGCATAGCCATGTAAGTGATATACCCACATGGGATTTCAGTAGTTTTCAGGACCCTTGTCTGGGAGAAGGGCCTATTAGAGATACTATACTAACACTTAGAACTGAAGACTTTGATGAACTTAGATGGCAGTTATTTTGCTTTGAGTTAAGCAAATATGTGCAAGTGGAATCTATTGGTGGTGGACCATATCATAGGCTGGAAAGAGTAGGTTCAAAGGAAATGAGTATAGGTGAAAGTAACTGGAATCTATCTACAAATGTTGGCAATATACCTCACTTTAATGCATTTAACAATGCTAGAGTGAGAGAGTTTGTAACATGGCTCATATCTAGGAACAAGCTTAAGTTTGACTTTAATGGTTATCATTATGGGATATCTACCACTTTCTTAGAATGGATAGTATTCATCAGTAATGAATTCATTGAATGGTATAACATGAAACTTGTTGCTGGAGAAGTGTCTGAGACCTATGGTGACCTATTAAGACAAGGCTTGTTAAGAAGGGGTATCATAGAGGAGGGTGTAATAAAATATGATAACTCAACTATACCTAGATCATACCTGGAATATGAGGGTCAGCATGTATGTACCTTTAAGGGTGAGGATGTGAGAGTTCATATTAGAGAGGAAGAAGTACAGATAGGTGATAATAATCTTTCTAATTTTATTAATGTTAGATTAGCAGAATGGATTCATAGAATCATTCTGCAAGTAATAAATTTTGAATATGGAAACAGCAATACAGAAGACCAAGCTACTGGAGCTTGTAAAAAGATCAAATACATTTAAGCTAATTGTAACTGAGGAGCTTGAGAGAAAGATTAGATACTATCTTGATAGATTCCCAAACACTGAGTATTCAGGCACTTTGTTCTATAAAGTTACTGGTTCTTTCAAAGAGATGAACTTTGAGATAACTGCATTTGACTTTATCTTACAAGATATTGGAACCAGTACTTATACTGAATTCAATATGTCTCCTGATGTGGTTGCATATATGGTTGATAATCCTGAACTGCTTGGAGAAGATGTATATCAGGGACTTATGCATTCTCATCATACAATGGGAGCATTCTTTAGTGGAACTGATTATGCTACTCTTAGAGAAGAGGGTAGTGATAGAACTCATTTCTTATCACTCATTATTGACACTAAAGGTACATACCAAGCAGCTATTACAAGGATTGTAGAAGAGGAAATGACAGCAGCAGGTTCTGCTAGATTCCTTACCTTTAATGAACAGGAGGCTAGCCAGCCAATCAGTTATACATTCAAGAGAAAAAGACTGGAATACTTCATGTTGGATGTAGAGAGACCTCAGTTGCCTAATCCCTATCTTGAGCTTAGTCAGAGAATTGAAGAGGTGCAAAAGCAGAAGGCAGAAGCAGCTAGAAAGACTAAATCTGCTGTTACTTATAGTGGTGGTTATAATAACTATGGTGGTTATGGAGCATATGGTAATTACAGAGATGATGACCCTTATGTGTGGCCTTCTGAGAGAAAGACTCCTGCACCTGTATATCAAGCTACTGTAGGCAGAGGTAATGTAATACCAGCAAACAAAGCAGCTGAAGTAGTACCACCTGTTGAGAAGGAGAAGGAAGTTGAAGAAGAGCCCGCCTCTATTGACTACTCTGCCTATGTAATACCAGAAGATGTACTTATGAAGGCAGCTAGGGAGTTACTCTCTGGCAGTATAACTGAGACACTTGATGGTACTCTTGAGGAAATATCTGAGGCTATGGTTGAGAAGTACAAAACAAGATTCCCAGACATTGCATTGTTTGAGGCTTGGATTGCATCTCATGTAGAGTTCATTGTGTATTACACTGAGACTTACTTGAATGTTGATGATGATACTCAAGCAGCTTTGTTAGCTAATGCATTGTCAAATGAGCTAGCTCAATTACCTGCAAATGAGTATGTGTTATCTATGATTGGTCACCTTGAAAATTATATAATTTAATATGGAAGACGATAGAATTATGTCTGTTGAAGAGTTTGAAGCATTGATAAATGAAACCCCTGTTGCTCAGGATGGTTCACATATTGATAGACCAGAGGTAGCTGAAGAAGCTGGAGGAATGGAATTAAATCCATATGGAGATATACTGCCTGATGAAGTAGCTTCAGTACTTGATGAAGTATTAGCTGAACTGGATGATGCAGATACTATACAACCTGTAGAAGAGATCATAACTGAGAGTCCAACTTCTGAGGTAGATATACATAAAATCCCTCTTAATTCTAATACTCTTCTGGTGGATGAGTCTACTAGTAGATTTAGTTCTGCTGAATGGTATGATAAGGTCAGAGAACAAAGGATAGTATTAGCAGGTTTAGGAGGTATTGGTAGCTATGTTGCATTCCTACTTGGCAGATTGAAACCAAATGTAATTTATATGTATGACCCTGACAGAGTAGAAACTGTCAACTTATCAGGTCAGTTGTATGGTAGTAACCATATTGGAGAATACAAGGCTAATGCTATATATAGTATAATGTCACACTTCTCCAATTTTAGTCAGGGTGTTGTGAGAAACAGAGTGTATGATGAGTCATCTTTAAAGGAAGATGTTATGATTTGTGGCTTTGATAATATGGAGGCTAGAAAGGTATTCTTCTATAGTTGGATGAATAGACGTCGTATGCATATAAGTGCTGGTAATTCTGTAGATACTATGTTATACATTGATGGTAGACTGGCAGCAGAGGAGTTTCAAGTGTTTGCTATTACTGGAGATGATGAAAGTGCTATAGAGAGGTACTCTAAGGAGTGGTTATTTAATGATGAAGAGGTTGAGGAAACATTATGTAGTTATAAACAGACTACATTCATGGCTAACATGATTGGCTCTGTTATGGTCAACATATTTGTTAATCATGTAGCTAACCAATGTAACCCTATCTTCCCAAGAGATGTACCATTTCTGACCTCCTATGATGCAAGTACTATGTATTTTAAAGTTGAGAAGTGATGGCAAAGATAGGTAAATATTTGGAAGAGGACTTTATAAGACCCCTAACTACTACCTCTTATCTAACAACATCTGTAGCCTATAATCATGCTTTTAATGGACTTGAGGGTGCTGTGTTCAATAGAACTATAGTAGCTGATATGTCAAATAGCAATGAAGTTGAAATACCTGTAGCTATGAGGGCTATGGTAGAGACTAGGATATTACAAGATGCTGATATGTTTGTATGTAATTTACTACCTAGAAGGCTGGAGAACAGAACTACCAGAACTGCTGAATCTACTATAAGACAGCTTAACACATCAAGTCTAAGTTATGGTCTACATAGTATTAAGAATCATAAGGGAGGAGTATATTGGGGAGCACCTGGGTTAATGCTTGATGAGAATTTTAATCCATTATACATATATGTATTAAGAGGCTCTAAGAGTATTACTGACACATATTATGTATATAATAAAGGTGTACTATATGTTAGTCCAAATGTGGTGCTTAGGGAAGATGATATAATGTATAAAGCTATTAAGAAGAAAGTGATACCTATAATCTTGGGGAATGAGGGTAGTCTAGTACCCTATGAAACAAGGGCAGGTAAGGCATCTGCTGACTTTACAACTGAAGTAGTTATAGCAGACTTAAATAGATTTATACATAGGGTTCTTGAGCCTGAGGATGAGGACCTTAATATCAGTCTTAATGCACTTCTTAATGAAAACATTGATAATGTTTTAGGTAACCTGCTTATATGACATTAAGTGAGTACTTTGGTGATTGGATGAGGGTTATAAGTGATACTGAATTATACAAGGTAACTAATATTGTAGGTAATATAAAAGCACCTATATGTCCTAACTTACCTGATATATTCAGAGCATTTGAACTTTGCCCTTATAATGACTTGAAAGTAGTTATGATAGGGCAAGACCCTTACCCACAGAAGAATGTAGCAACAGGTATCTTGTTTGGTAATAAGAAAGAGACAAGTGAAGATGACTTGTCTCCTTCACTAAGAATTGTTAAGGAGGCTAGCATTGATTTTGATATCCCACATAATAGTGTTATCTTTGACCAGACTTTAGAGAGTTGGGCAAAGCAAGGAGTGCTAATGATAAATTCAGCACTTACAGTAGAGATGAATAAAGTTGGTAGTCATACTATGTTATGGAGACCCTTTATAAGTAGTCTGCTTCATAACCTATCAGAGTGGAATAATGGTATTATCTATGTCCTGTTTGGAGCACAAGCAAGGACATTTAAACCATACATCAATGGTAGATTCAATATCATTCTTGAGGAACAGCATCCAGCCTACTATGCTAGAATAGGAAAGAGGATGCCATCTACAGTCTTTAAAGATGTAAGTAAGTTAACTAAAGACAAATATGGAGAACCAATACAGTGGTTCCAGGAGTACAAATAATAAATAATAACCATTATGAAGAAGTTAGTATTTGAAGGGGGTCATCATACCTTTGCAGTAGGTGACAAGGTTAAAGCATTGCAGTACCACCCTGAAGAGGGGTTCAAAGAAGTTGAACTAGAAGTCACACCTGAATTGCTTGATACCATTGCTGAGTGTGCAAAACTATGGCAGAAACCTGCTGTTGATGAAGGTACTCATCTTGAAATTAATTACTATCTTGACCATCTTGCAGAAAGAATTGGTTGGAAGTATGAAAATGTTGATAAGTATCTTGCAAACTTAGTTGACATCTACCCAGCAGCAGCTTGTAGCATCATCCTGAGAGAGGTAGCTATTGTTCTTGATGAGAAGTATCCAGACCATATTGAGAGAAGTAAGGAAATATGGACTATCAGCATGCTGGATGGTGAAATCAAGAAGGTTAAAGATTTGAACAGAATCAAGAACTTCAGAAACTTTGCTGCTTTCAGAACACTTGATGATGCTAAAGCAGCCAAACATATCATGAAGCCTATCATGAGAAAACTGTATGGCAGATAATAAGAAAGTAAAGAATGCTACTCCCTTTGAGTATAATGGCATTCATTTCAAGTCACTTCTTGAGGTAATGGTATATAAGACCTTACTTCAAGAAGGGCTTGAGCCTAGATATGAAGCCAACACCTATATACTATGGAAGGGATTCAGACCAACAGTACCTTTTTACACAAGAAATAAGAAGAAACAACATGTACTCAACCTGAAGAAGTTGATTGATATAAAGCTAACTCCTGACTTCTATCTAGAATATAAGGGAGTGAAGGTCATCATAGAAGCTAAGGGGATGGAGAATGATGTATTCCCATATAAGCTCAAACTGCTTAGAGAGTACTTGGAAAAGCAACCAGATAAGGATAATTACTTACTGTTTGAGATATTCACTAAGAAGCAACTGTTAGAAGCTATAACAATAATCAAGGACTATGGTAACAGTAGAGAGAATAAAGGGGTTAACTCATCACCTTCCTGAGGGAGATGATAATTTAGCAGTCAGATTTATAGAGGTCAGGGACTTTGAATCACTGAAAGAGCTGGTAGATTCAGCTATTATCAGGACAAAGAGAAGTGTGGTAAGTATCAATCCAAGTGAGAAATATACTAAAGTTGATTTAGATGCACTGAGAGAACTCAAAGCATCTGTAGATGAGTATGTAGACCAGTTGGATATACCTAGTGACACCTATAATTATGATGCTATAATAGGAGGTTATGAAGACTAGAAAGAGTATTATAGATATATCATGGCAGGTTGATGAACCTACTTACAGAGCAGACCCAGCTTACAGTTATTCCACATTATCAAGATTTGATAGAGAGGGATTTAGAAAGCTAGGCAGCTTATTTGATAAGGTTGAATCTCCTGCTTTGAGGTTTGGTAGTGCAGTTGATACCATATTAACTGATGGACCAGAAGCATTTAACCAAAGGTTTATTGTGTGTGAGTTTCCTCAGTTATCAGAAGTACTGGTTGGAATGACCAAAGCATTATATAATGCATTCAGTGATAAGTGCAGGAGTATTGATATGATTGCAGATGAGGATATTCTTATGTATGCAATCAATTATCAACCTAATTGGGGGAATGAAGCTAAGCTTAAGAACATTAGGACTAAGTGTGCTGACTATTATAGTCTACTGGCATTAGCTGGTGATAAAGAGATACTATCTCAAAAGGACTATGATGATGCAATGAATTGTGTCAATGAGCTTAAGAATAACCCCTACACCAAAGGGTACTTCTTTATCAATCCATTTGATAAAAGGTTTGAGAAGGTATTTCAACTGAAGTTCAAAGCTGTATATAATGGCATACCAGTCAGATGCATGTTTGATGAACTGATAGTTGACCATGTGGAGAAGATAATATATCCTATTGATTTGAAGACTACTGGGCATCCTGAGGAAGACTTTGAACAATCATTCCTGACTTGGAGATATATGATACAAGCACAACTTTATTCATATATTCTCAGTGAGGTTGTTAGAAGAGATGAGTACTTCAGAGACTTCAAGATAGCCCATTATACATTCATACCTATCAATAGAATTACATTAGCTCCTCTTATTTGGAGATACTATGAGAACTTTGCACAGGTGGATATGGTTGGTAATGATGGTAAGGTATATAAGAATTGGAGGAAACTGTTAATAGAGTTGGATTACTACTTGAAGAATCCAGATATCAAGTATACCAAAGATGTTAGAGATAGAAATGGAGTAATGAAAATAAGTAATTTGAAATCAGCATGAGAAGAGCTAAGAGCTTTGATTCCAATGATATAGTAGGTCAGAGGTTTGGCAAGTGGACTGTATTATCTTATGAAGGTAAGGAGTCACATGGTTTAAAGATATACAAATGTGTGTGTGATTGTGGCAAAGAAGGCTTAGTAACTAGAGCTAACCTGATAGGAGGTTCAAGTACTTCCTGTGGTTGTAGTAGGTATAGAATACAGGACCCAGAGAAGAAGAGAAACTACCAGAAGTTGTATAGACTAGGCTTATCAAGAACATACAAACTATGGGCTAACTTAAAGAATAAGTGTAATAATCCCAATAACCCAATGTATGAGAAGTATGCAGGTATGTTTCCTGATAGATGGAACAACTACAATAACTTCTTATCAGATATGGGTGAAGTGAAAACTGATTACACTATTGTAAGGTTGGATACAACAAAGCCCTTTAGTAAAGAGAATTGCAGATTTGATAAACTGGTGAGAGGTAAACCTATTTGATATAACATTAAACTGTAAGTCTTACAGATGGTTTTATTACATAGTAACAGATGTGCTCTTATGTTCTTGAGTAGAAGCGAGGACATAAGAACTCTCACTATTTAAAATTATATAAACATGAAGATTAAAGTGAAAATTATAACCCCTGGATGTATGCCTACAATGACTGAGAAGGGGGATTGGGTAGACCTGCGTGCAGCAGAAACTGTGCATATGAGAGCACCACAAGCAGGAGTAAGGAAGAGAAAGAGAGACATAGGAGGTGAACAGGTTAGTACCAGAGATGTGAAGTTTGATTATCAACTGATCAGACTAGGTGTTGCAATGAAGTTACCTAAAGGTTTTGAAGCTGTGATAAATCCAAGAAGCAGTACTATGAAGAACTTTAGAGTTATCAGTGCAAACAGTCAAGGAGTTATTGATAATTCTTACTGTGGTAATGATGATGAATGGAGGTTCCCTGCTATTGCAATGGAGGATACTACTATCTTCCAATCTCATAGAATCTGCCAGTTCAGAATACAACCAAGCCAGAATGCAACTGTGTGGCAGAAGCTAAGATGGTTATTCTCTGGTAAGATTAAATTTGAGGTAGTAGAGAACCTGGATAGTAACAGTAGGGGAGGATTTGGGACCTCAGGAGTACAGTAATAACTCTAAAAAAAAAAAGATGAGAACATGATAACAAGTATATTGTATGTGGTAGGAATTGTACTCTTGGCTGCTCTCTTTGCTGAGATTGTAAGTGCAATTAGAAAGGGAGGCAAGAGTAAAACAATAGATAGAATGTCATTCAAGGAGACCCTTGATTTAACTGAGTTACCTATAGTGACATTCAGGCAAGGAGAGAAGAAGTTAAACTTCCTCCTTGATACTGGAGCTACTAATTCAGTTATTAACAAGTCTGTTGTTGATGAGTTTGAGTTTGTTCCTACCAAGTTTAAAGACACTATCTATGGAGCTGATGGCAATAGTGACCATGTAGATATTGTGGAGATGACAATAACATATAAAGAGAAGCAGTTTACTGACCTATTCTATTCATGGGATTTGGATGGTGCATTTGGTAATCTGAAACAGAAGTATGGAGTGAATCTGCATGGTGTAATAGGTAGTTCTTTCTTTCAGAAGTATAAGTATGTGATTGACTTTGATGAATTAGTAGCATATTCATTACAATAATGGAAGATATAATTAAGTTAGAGACTACTGGAGAGAACAGCAATTATCTAAAGAAGCTGAAGAAACCTGATGGTAGTGAGTCTAAGACATATGTACTTAAGGTGACAGACCCTTATGTAATTTTCTCTAAGACCCCTACTGGAGGTTATGCCTTTATTGGAGCTACAGGAAGTAACTTAATAATTGTTGGTGAGGAATTGAAAGAAGCTAAAGCAGTAGTGAAGTCTATTGACTTTACTATTGGGTATGGTTACACTATAACATTTTATTGATATCTTATGGAAGAATGGAAGGTGATTGAGGAGTACCTAGAGTATCAGATAAGCAATCTAGGTAATGTCAAGTCCTTAAAGACTGGCAAATTACTTAAAGGTGGATTAGGCAGTCATGGATACTTCACAGTGGTTTTATATAAGGATGGAATTGGAAAATCTCATACCATCCACAGACTAGTTGCTAAGTCATTTCTTAGTGACTATTCTGATGGGTTAGAGGTGAATCATAAGGATGAAGTTAAGACTAACAATGCATCTTCTAACTTGGAGATGTGTGATAGGGTTTATAATAGAACTTATGGTACATCCACCCAAAGACATAAAGATAAATTAAGTAAGCCAGTTATACAAGAAACTCTTGATGGTGAATATGTTAGAAGATATCCATCTATAAGAGATGCAGCTATAGCACTTAATTTAAACTGGTCTAGTATAGCTCACTGCTGTAGAGGAGGTTACTTTGATAAATCTAGAAACTCTTTCCATAAGGTAGAATCAGTTAAGGGTTGGAGGTTCAAATATGAGTGACTGGGATTATGGAGAGCTGAAAGAGGAACCCATAACATATTATGGGGAGCAGATATACTTTGTCACAGGGCAGAGTAGTCTGCTTGGTGATGAGGATAGACCCTACAAATGCATCTCAGTTGAAGAGTCTCTTGAACTACTTAGTACACTCAAAGTAGTTGGTTTGGATAGTGAAACTAAAGGAACTGAAATCTGGCAAGGAACTCTGTTACTTCTTCAACTAGGCAATAAGAAGTTTCAAGTAGTAATTGACTGTCTTACTGTTGATGTTAGGAGGTATAAGAGTTTCCTTGAAAGTGACAGGCTCTTTATTATTCACAATGCTAAGTTTGATTTAAGGTGGTTGTATAAGGAAGGTATAGTAGTCAGGAATGTGTATGATACATTCCTTGGTGAGAAGATACTCTTCTTAGGTTTCCCTCCAGGCATAGTCTCATTGAGCTTGCAGGCTTGTGTAAAGAGATACAGAAATGTAGAACTTGACAAGACTGTGAGAGGTAAGATTAATGCTGGCTTGACTGATGAAGTCATTATATATTCAGCTAATGATGTAGTCTGGCTTGAAGATGTAATGAATGAACAAGTCAACTTACTAACCATAAGGAAACAGCTAGCTGCTATGGATATTGAGAATAGGTTTGTGAGAGTGCTAGCCTATATTGAATACTGTGGCATAAGACTGGATGTGAGAAGATGGAAAGCCAAGATGGTGAAAGATGAAATCAGACTTAGAGAGGCTGAGACTAAGCTCAATGAGTGGGTAGTTAACTATGTATTATCCAAAGGTGAAGATGCAGTTATAGCTTATGATATAACAGGAAGAAGAGGAAAGAAGAAGAGGGCTAAAGCCTCTGAGGGAAAGTATGTAGCAATAGACCCACAAAGAAGCTTATTTGAAGAATCCAAGCCTAGATGTATCATTAATTGGAATAGTAACAAGCAGGTTATACCACTATTTGAAGAGCTGGGGTTTGAACTATGGACTAAAGACAAGAAGACTGGAAGGTTGAAGAAGTCTGTGGATTCCAAGTTGATTAAACAACAGAAGAACAAGAGTGATATAGTACCTTTGTATCTAGAGTATTCAGCAGCATTCAAAGTAGTAACTTCCTTTGGTCAGAACTTTATTGATGCAGTTAATCCAGTGACAGGTAGGATACATCCTACATTCAATCAAATGATGGATACTGGTAGACTGAGCTGTGGTAAAGGAGGCAAGAAGGGAGGAGGAAAAACCAAGGATGATGATATTGCAGAAGATGAAACTGAACTGAATGCTGATGAAGTAATTGCAGTAGATAAGAGTGTGAATATACAGCAGTTACCTAGTGATCCAGAGACAAGAGCTTGTTTCATCCCCAGTGAAGGACATCTTCTGGTGGATTGTGATTATGGAGACCAAGAAGGCCATGTATTTACTGAGTTGACTCAGGATAAGGCTTGGATTGAGTTCTATAATGACCCTGCTGAGAGAGATGGCCATGCCTTTGTAGCTAAGATGATATTTCCTGATGAGCTGAAAGAT